CAACAAAACCATCAAATGCAAAATTGTTACCGAGATCAACACGGGCAAAACCAAATACGTAAACACCATCACCTCTCAGGTTATCTGTACGATAATATACATCTGCACCAATAAAGCCATTAGAAGTAAACCAATCGTAACCCAAACCAACATTGGTATTGCTGTATCCTTGTGCATTTTGGAGCTGTCCTGCGAGATGTAATCCTGTACCAAGATGCCCGACAATGCGGCTAACGCTGTACGCTTTTGGTCCAGTAAAGCTTTGTAGGTCGATGTTTGCATATAACAATCCTGCGCTACCTGCGTTGATGGTGTCGAGGCTGATGATGTTTCGTTGGTGTTCCCCAGTGACATAGCCGTCCCCAGCCAGGTAAGATATTGTTGTGCGCTGGAAGTCAGCGGCATCGGCGTCTTTGAATACGGCGCCCCATAATATCGAGGTGGCTGCTAGTAATGTTAAAACAAATTCCATTTTCTATTCATCCTTTTTTGCGCTACAAACCACTGTAACTTCTTGTACCGGTAGTAAGCGAGTGATTGTTTTAATCGGATTAACTTTATACGTAGCCCAAGGCCTATATTCATACCTACCTACAGGAATATCTTTAGGTACTTTTTTATTAAACGTCATAACTTTATTAAAGCCTGCTCCTAGCGTATAAGTAATAATGTCGCCATATACGTATTCGCCTTCTATGCCATTATAATCCATCATGCCATCAAGGTCATGCCACCGTTCTTGTACGATAATTGTTAAGTCTTTCTCAGACCTAACATAACGATCAAAGCTATACTCCCTGTGGGCACAAGTAGACCAGTTTATTTCGCCGTCTACATAATATACTTGCAATGGGTCAGGCTCAAGGGTCCAATAGGTTAAAACAGCTACAGTCAACGCTAGCATCATTAAAAATAAACGATTAAACCACTGGAAGTAGAAAATTTGTCTATCAATCTGGGACATTAAGTGCCACCTCCCAGGACCGTTAGTATTTTAATGCCGTAACCAGACATTAGGAAACTGATAACAGCCGCCCCGCCTAGGATGTACTTAACTGCACTACTAACTGTATTAGTTAGTCCTTGGACTGCTTTAGTTAGAGCATCAACATCCCCACGTAAATCGCCGTGTTTTTCCGAAAGCCCATTAATACGGCTATCTAGGCTCTGCTTTAATAACTCAAGCTCACCCCTAAGCTGTATATAATTTGCATCAGTGCTACGTCTGTTAAATGTTTCTTCTGCCACTGTGTGCCCTCTACACCTAAAATAACTCTCTTACTAACCATGAATTTCCTATCAGTAATAATAGGCTATTAAATCTTAAGAACCACTAGATGGAACATACTTTGGCAACTGCGCCATAAAATCAAAAATGTTTGTAATAGGCTCTTTTAGTAGTTCGTAAGCTTTTAGCCAAACAGCATCTTGCCAAGCCAATAAACCGTCCGCTTCCGCCTTCCATACGTTGCTATTTACAAACTGCGCTACTTCAGCGAAACTACGATAATCGTAGTTTTGTGCAGTTTGGTCGAGTAAATCATAAACAGCGGATTTAGCTTGTTGAGCGAACTGTTGTGAAACTTTATCTTTATTAACCGTGATCATCCGATAACTCCTTGCTTAAACTTTTCTAATAACTCAGCGTCAAACTCGTTAGATTCGCCGCCGAAACCGTCTGGTGTGCCTTGTGTTCCATCTAACTGCCAATACTCTATTGGTGCATCTGGTAAAGTTGTTTCATCGACAATCCAGTAGGGTAGATTATAAGGTACATCTTTCTCGGCGATTTGCTGAATCGTAGCAAAGCTTAATGCTTCTTGTGTTGGGGTTAATACTGAAACTGACTTATCTGGTTTTTCGTAAATTACTACCATTTGTTTTTTCCTTTTTATCTAAAGATTGTAGTCATAAAAGTAGACATATCAAGAGAAGTACCATCGTCTTTATAATTCGCAACTGTTAGAGAAGTAGTTGTTTTCCCTGCTTGTGTAGAAGGATCACCGTATTCTGCCAGCCAACAACCGTTTCCGTCGCCATTGTTTCTACCACCAAAAACCGATACATATTTTACATCAGGCATAGCTGTTGTAAAACTCATAGTATAGTTACCCGTACCGTTTTTTGTAACACTACTAATATTACCACTTCCTCTAATAGATGGAGTTGATTGTGTACCATCAAAATTCACCCATGCTCTGCAAGCGTACATAGGCGCAGCCCCCGTAACATGCAAATCATTTGTAATTGCCGCATGTACCATTGCAGTAGTAGCCACCTGGGTATCATTCGCGCCAGCGGTAGGTGTAGGTGCTGTTGGTGTTTTTACAAAATCGGTAACTCCTGTTGTAGCATGTGCTGTTAATACTTTTGTAGAGCCACTATATAACTCTAAGTCTCCATTAGAGTTGCTTCCAATACTACCGCTCATTTAGTTAGCCCCTTCAATTCATCATACCATGCTTTACGATCTGAAAGTATCTGTGCCATTTCCGCATCAGTTTTACCGCTGCGTTGTTGATAATCTGGTAATACTTTGAAGTCCGTACTAGATAAAAGTGATTTAAGTTCGTTGATACGGTTTTGAGTGAGTTGCTCTGGTGTAATAGATGGGTTAAGGTGTGCTTCAACTTCATCAGACGTCATAGCGACTTTATCACCTATTAGATAATCCTGTGAACCATCTAACTCGTATGCGTATACATTATTGTTTACATCTTTATAGTATTTCATTGTGTTCTCCATTATCTAAGTTCAGTCCATATTGTTAGCGTTGGAGAGCCAGACGAAGCAGTAACCGTATAAGTAGAACCATTTGGCACTACTACTTGTTGAGTGACCCCTAACTGTGAGTTAGTTGAATTATAGAATGACGCCACAGTTACGCCATCTACTATCATAGAGACTGCAATACCAGTAATCTCATACCTAACGGAGACAATAATAGGTTTTCCAGTAGAATTTGTATATGTAGTGCCCAGTGCTCTATTTGATTTTACATCCTGCCAAGTTTGGTTGCTACCAACGCCAGCCCCCATAGCAAAAGCGGTTGTAGCTACTTGGGTGTTTTTCGTGCCAACAGGCGCAGTTGGTACTAATACAGGCTTATCAAATGTAACATTATTGCCGTCCCAACTTATCGTACTTGCTACATTTCCATTAGTATCTTGTATCTTTACATTCTTACAGGCTAATGAACTCATTTAAGCGCCTCTCTTGCATCATTTCTTTGCTTTAATACGGCTGCATATTTGGTATTAAACTCTTCTTCTGCCATAAGTTTTTGTATTACAACCAAATCAGTATACTTTTCCATAATCCACCCAGTTGAAGCTAATACAGTCCTAGCATCTGATATAGCTTTCGCTTTTTTGTTAGCAGCTAGTTCTTCATCTGTGAATTGTGGTTCAGGTGTATTACCTTCTGCAATCCATTTTAGAATAGCTTCTCGTTCTTTATTGCCTGGGGCATCAGGGACATGTGTATTTCCGTTTAGTAACCAACCGTTAGATTGGATTTTAACAGAGGTAATTTCAATCGTATAGACCATTGTTTTAATTCCTCTTAGAACTCTGCTGAAGCAGCAATAAACGCATTGGCGTTAGTTGAAGAAATATCAGTGCCATGACCTCTTGAGATATTGGAGGAGGATGAAGCTAAAATTCTTGTACTGCTTAAATTTGTAGCAACACAGCTCATGCCAGTTACAGCGACGTCTGTGTCTGTACTGTAGTTATGAATATTGTAGTTAGATAGCGCCCCATTAAAAATGATTGTGGGTACTACTCTCTTGACACTTCTAAAATGCCACGCTCCTCCCCCGCGATTATCTACGTCAGTTACTTCAGCCACGATGACCCCAAAACTGTCAGTTTTTTCATAGTATCTAGCACAGGCATCAACTTCTCCGCCAAACTCCCCGTCATAAGGATGCCAGCCATTAGTAGCAACTGAACCATCTTCAATCTTAACTTGAGCAATATCGAATGTACCTGATTGCTGCCCTAAGTTAGCAGCACGAGCTGCATAGTTGCTGCCGGCGTCAAACCAAAGGTTTAAGCCTGTCCATGTAGTCTGTACTCCATCTGACCCAAGAGTTTTTCCTACAATAGATGGAATAGTTACAGTAACTACATACCTTTTCCAAGACGTAGTTAAAGCAACAAGTTGAGAACCAATACCAGTAACTGATGTACTTGGGCTTCCACCAGTTCCAAAATTCTGAAGAAACTCTACAGCAATATTTCTGTTATCATCCGCTTTAGCCCAAAAGGATAATGTAACAGTTTTACCCGCTAACAGATTAACATTCTCTATAGGTTGTATTTTAGATACGTAGTTACTCGAACCAGACGAAGTAGTTACTTTTGTTCTACTAAAATACATAGCGTTAAATAACACGCGTTCTGTATCGCCGCAGGTTTGTTGAGATGCCGTCTTGGTTGAACCATTATTTAGATTATTCCATCTATTATCAGAACCAAATCCAGACGCTGTCTGGCTTGTAGCATAATCCCATTTATCAAAATTACCGTTAATTAGGTAGTTTCTTCTACCTAATTTATCTGTTAATGCTACTGATTGAATAGCACTAATACCGGAAGTTCCGTCTACCTTTACTGACATTTATAATCCCCTTAAACGATGGTCCAAACTGAACCATCAGATATAGTAACTGTTACGCCATCCGCAATAGTGATAGGTCCCGCGCTCATGGCGTTTTGCCCTGAAGGAACAGTATAGTTAGCTGTTACTGTTTGCCCGTTGACATAAAATACAGCGTCATTACCACCACCTGTTGCCCCACCTAATGACCCCCAAGCACTACCATTATGTCCTTCAAACTTAGCGAGATCAGTGTTGAATCGCAGTTTTGCTTGGCCGTCTGCTGGGCGTTGTGCTGTCGTTCCAGATGGCAATAGCGCCGCGCCCGTATCAGAATCTTTATCTACTTTTTTTGCAGTGAAATCATTTAGCGGCGCAGATGTGACACGTAACTCAACCCTAGAACCGGACGCCCACGCATAGCTGTTAGTGTTCTCTTGGCCGCGAACAATCGTAAGCGTGTTGTTGCTGCCTACAGCCGTGACTTTAACGATCTCTCTGTTAGTTTCGACGCCGTTATCGACATAGAAAAACGTCAGAAGATAATAGTTGCTGCCAGTGAGCGCCGGTAGCGCATCGGCCACGCTAACGCTAGTATCCGACGACGATAGTGCGGAGGTTGTTGTGGTTGCGTAATTGTTTATAAATACGGCTGGCATTCTTATACCTCTTTAACTTTCACACGTAACTCCGCTTGCGTCATGCGCCCTGCGGTTGTTGTAACATTCAACGTAACCTTGTACCCAACGCCGTCTATTCCGCCTGCGAGCCACAGCTTTGCAATAGGATTATTATTGATAACATAACGTGCTTCTAAATCTTTTTCGCCCAAAACAGCACCATCCATTCTTACAATATCAGCCGTAACGGTAGCTAGGGAATCTGTGGCTATTAACCACTTCGCAAAACTAATGTCGTAATCTAAGAAGTCTGCTGGCTGCTTAACGATAACACCTAAAATCATAATGAAAATTCCCTTGTATATGGCTCAACGTAGAAGATGGAGTCTGCCCGAGCTGCCACGGGGAACACCCTATCTTCCGGTGCGGGTCTTGATAGGTTAGTCAGTGCTTGCCCACGAAGAACAGCGAAGTCGATATTTACAAACGCTTTGCCCTGTAGAACTCTAATAGCCGCAGCGGCGATACGGCTTTCCATACAGATTGCATCACACACTGCAGAACGGCGGATACGGGCAAAACCAGTAACCGTGTGCGGAGTTTGTATACTTCCGGCGCACCCGTGGTTGACAAATGTCTCCCCGGCTACAAGTGGTATGCTGATTATTCCCTCATTGTGCGGAAACACAAAGCGTCTTGGCGACGCGGTGACGTTTTGTGGCGCCGCGATGTATCCACTTCCGTGTGTTGTTACGTTATAGACCCCGCTGACGCTGACAGCATTATACACCGGAACACACTTAGCAGCTTGGATAATATGGGCGCTGCCGTACACAATGCTCTCGGTGTCAATGAAAGTCTGCAAACCGCGGAGAACACGAACCTCGCCTACTTCTACCGAAAAACCTGTCTCTGCCTCTGCGTAGCCATCTTGGAATCCTTTTAGCGCAGGGAACCCTAATACGACAAAACCCGTCGCTGCCTTAGCGCTGCACCCTCGTTTTACACCACCTGCTTCTGCGACCGCCTCACTATATGCCGCGATGGAGCCGCTTGCTTGGTGAACTCTGGTTGCCGCGCCTGTAACCATCGCAGCGGTATTGATAACAAACGCTTCCGCTAACGGCGTGCCATCCATACTGAAAGACGCTACTAACTCCTCGTCGTTAGTGTATTTTGTGTGCGAGCCTTTACCTGTAACAGTAAAAGGCAGTTCTATAACATACGGGTCGGCAAGGACAATTCTATTTGGAATCCCGCCCATATACGTCTGTGTATAAATAGAAAGGCCCAACGCCATGTGTCTTGCTGTTGCGTAGGCGTTTACGCTGCTGCCGCTGGTTATATCGCTAACATCATACTGTGTCGTATAGACACCTGCGTGACCGGACATCTCTGTGGTAACGGAAATGCCTCCGCTAACACGGCGTGTTACCACTCCGTTAGCAGAAGCTAAGAAATCTGTGCCTAAATAGGATGTTGGGTAAACGTACCTATCGGCCGCCCCCATCGTCTGCTCTACTTGGTAGAGCGTGACGGGTTCTGGTTGAACTACTCTTGTTGCTTCGGCCGACAGCGAAAAAGCCAGCGCGATTGCCAGCCCTTGCACCTGCACAACATAACTGCGCGAGGCATTGCCCAGCGCCGTTGTGTTGACTGCCGAACCATTAAGCTGCATCTGTTATGTTGCAGAGATTTGGATCGAACCGATAGCGAAACTTAATACGTCGTCAATCAATAATGTCTTAGGCGTAGTAAGTGAGCTATGATAAAGCATATTACCGCCAGTAGCGGCGTCATAGATGGCGAAGTCAGTAACTGTGACCTGAGCGCCTGTAACTGGCTGGAATGTCAACACCTTAGCATTTGACGTAACACCATTAGCAGGGGCAGTAAATGCGGAATTGATAGTTCCACCAAGAGTCATGTCAACGCGAGCGTACCAAGTACCGGTTGCGATTTCGTTTGCTGTAATATTTGCATCTGTAGGGTCGGCGGTAAATAGCGCCAAGTACAGAGACGATGGTGATGTATATTGCTGACCACGCAATACGGCGTTAATTAACGCGTTTTCTAAGTAGTCACTAGCTGAACCTGCCATTTAAGAATCTCCTATATTAAACAGTTGTGATGGCTCTAGCCGGATACAGCGGCTTGAGTCCAAGGTTGGTGTAAAAAAGGTCGCGGTAAGTATTAGCAAGGTTAGAGTCCCCTGCTCCTGCATCTTTAGCGTAGGCACGATAAAGAAGGTAGTCCGTCAATAAGCCAGCGTAGGTATCGTCTAAGCGGATAGGCTCGTTTGTGGAGGCATGGGCGACCGGGATTTTTGCGTACTGGATAGAAATTAATTGTCCTGCGGTCGCCTGCGGATACACATAAAACACTTTTGGCGACTGGGCCTCATACACATAGTAACTTACGTCGCCGTTGTTTGCTGCGCTGTGCCAATCAGGGTCTTGACTATCCATAACCGCTCGCTCTACCGGGCGTATTGCTTTAGCCGTAGGAGACTCATTGCGAATAACACTGATCAACAAAGCTCCATCAGCGGGCAGATTCTGCTGCGTACCCGCTTGACAAGCAAACACTAACCGCGTCGAATTAGCCTGTGGTTTTTTATCAATTATCTCAGCATAGGCTGTTTGTAACCACGACAAAAACTCAGTGTTCGACCAGCGAGTAGCATCCTGATCTTGCAGGATGGTTCTGACTTGGTCGATAAGGCTCTGTACAGTTACTGTTGCCACTTTAATAAGCTCTGCTTGTATTTGATTTTGTATCCTTTATACACGAAGTAGGTCACTTTGTCAACCTCTCTATCTCGCGTTGTCTAGCCTCCATAAGCTTGTCACTGCCTGGCCCCCAAATTTTATAGACGGCTGCCGCGTACAATAGGTTGTCGGCCATACTCTTGGCGTGCTTCAGTAGGTCCTCTGGCGCAGATGATAGGCTATCAACGCCGAATGTTTTGGTAAATAAACCAACAGATGGAGCAAGGTTAGTGATGTCCATGAACCCGCCCGGCATCGTTGCTGCTGTACTCCATGATTCGGCTGAGAAACCAGACAAGGCCGTGTATTTCAGCGCTTCAAGGGCCGCGTCTCCAAAGTCCATTCCAGTCATAGACTGTGGAGGTAGAGGGTTGCCCCAGAAAGCAGCGGGGGCCGCATACTGTAACGCATGGGCTGCATATAAACCAGCTCCCCCAACTACTAGCGCCACTGGGATATAAATAGCCATCTGCTTGAAGGCCTCGCTGCCTTTATGGTCCATGATGTTATCGAAGAACCCAGTCATAACATGGTTTTGCAATGCGTAGAAATAGCTATGAAACTGCCAGAACAATTTACCGATAGCGTTGTCTGCCCACAAAGTCTTGTCTAACTGAGTAGGGTGCGCAACATGGCTGTTTCTAAATCTAGTAAGAGTAGTGATAGCGCTGTCAGCGGCAGCGGCTAGTTCAGGATTGCCTGACTCCAGCGCCTGTTCTACCGTCGGTTTACCTGCATCTTTCCACAATGTCCACTTATCACTATCAACTCCGAAACGCGCCAGAGTATCCTTAGCATCCGCTTTCTCCTTTTCCGTAGTGTTGGCATCAGCTAAGATAGCAATAGAATGATCGACGGCGATCTGTCCGGCGTCGAGGGCTACGTTACGCAGAATAGTAGTCAGGTGGTGGATACCGGTACGTTGGTAGAACTTAGTCGTAGCACGGTTGAACTTACCTTCCCAGCCTTCGGTACTAGCCACATCGGTCAAGTCCGCTAAAGTACGGTCCATGATCGAGTTAGTAACTAATCCGGCGTGTTGGTAGAAGATACGATTAGCCGCTACAGAGCGCGCTTTATCGCCCTTCATCATAGAGTTAACGACATCTTTTAACGCCTGACGAGCTGCTTGTCGCTCGATGCCGTTTTTGCCGGCAGCGGCGATCCACGCTACGTCGCCGATTGATTTAAGTAGGATAAGTGACATCATCATAATCGACCCAAAGGCGCGTAAACCTGACGACGCAGTACGGGCAAGCGCTGAATCTGTTAGACCAGTACGGCTAGTAATAGTATTCATGATACGTCTGAAAACGACGCGGTCATCTTCACTATCAATGGCATTATGAATCTCAGCCCACTCGTTTCCTGGGGCCATGCGTAGGCTACCATCGGCTGCGGTCTGCATACGCCCAAACTCTTGCGTGAACAACGAGTGTTGGACAGTGCGGTTCAGGTAAACCGGCAATACAGTGCCAAGGTCTTTAGACAAGTAACCATCAAAAACGGAGTTAGGCAGATTGATCTTACGTGCTTTCTGCGAACCGGCTTTACCCATACCGATCACTGGGGCCTGCCCAATTTGAGATACGTTGGTAGTATCGTCCATGATGTCGTCTAACAAGTTGGTAGCTTGCTCTTCACTCATGCCTGTTCTAGCCATCATGTCTTTAACGAACTGTTCTTGATTCGCACGAATCTTCTCACGGTCATATATACGTGGCGAGTAGTTGGCACGGTAGTTAGTCAAGCGGTGGGTGCCCTGCCCCTGCGCTACGCGCTCAAACCGGCCGTGGCGGATAACATAATCACCCATACCAACTGCCAGCTCCATAACCGAAGATGTGTCCTTTCCGTCAGCTAAGAGAATGTTAGCCTCGCGTTCATAGGCTGGTCGCATTACTCTATCGAAGAACTTATTGAAAGTATCACGTAGGCCTCGATAAGCTCGCATCTCTTCTGCGTTGAGGCGTTCAGCGGCTTTTTCTGGCGTTAGTTCAAGTTGGAATACTTCCCATGTTTTCTTCTGGCTGGCCTCTGATAAGTGTTCCATAGAACGGAGCGCTTTGCCTAAAAACTCATTTGCGATAGTATCCTGTTTAGCAGTGATTACTTCCAAACGGTGAATCATGTTGCGTAGTTTGCCTGCCAGCTCCGGTTTGCCTGATAACTCAAACGAATCCGCTAAACTGGTTAGCATACCTTTGGTGGATGATACCAACTGACGTGCCGTAAATACCGCTCCTTTACCGCCCATAGCTGAAAGTGCTGTAGCAAGACGTCTTGTAGCGGTTCGGTACGGTAGTTTATTCAACGATGCCTGAGTATCTTCGGCTCTTTGCTTAATATCGTTGTAAGTACGTTTTGCGGCGGCAGAGAGCTGCGAAGGGCTAGCGACAGCCATAAAACCGGCATCTGTATCCTGAACGTCTGCGGGTGTTCCACTATTAAGCCCCTTGTTGGCCAAATCTAAGAAAGCCTGAGCTACTAATTTAGGAGACCATTTGCGCACCCAAGCCGCTGGCTTAATAGCGCCTACCGATTCTAATGCACGGGCTATAGAGCCTAAGAATTTTGATAAGCCTGATAATTTAGGCACACTGCGAGTCTCAGCTAAAGGTGCCAATGTCTCCTCCAACAACATACGATCTGCCGATTGGCGGCTGCGGGTTCCGTTAGCCACATCGTCGTCGTACTTCTGGATATAAGGGACTAGGCGGTCATAGACGCCCATCTGTTTGGCGAACTTAATGATGCCGTCTCTGCCGCCCATCTGGTCAATGGCCGCGTTCAGTATCGCCGTTAGCTTTCTAGGAGATACAGCCTGGCGCAGTCCTAGATGGAAGGCTTCGTGATAAACGGCGCGCTCTACGGAATCCTTGTCAGTGTGCGCTGACGAAACAATATACATGGTGCCTTTATGAAAGAACCCTTTAACCTGGGCAGTCGTGCCATCGAAACCTGCTTTTTCTGCTGCCTTCTTGATTGATTCAGGTGCTTCTGAAAGGTCAAGAATTACCTCAATGTTAGGCGGGGTCGTGAACTCAGAAAGTATACGTTCGGCTAGTGTGCGCACCTCTCGACGAAGTAGGGCATCGCCGTGAGTATCGTCGGTAGTAGCTGAGAAACCATCCTTGTCGACGTTGGTGTCTAGTGGCGCTTCTTCCTGCACAGCCGTGTTAGATAGCTTTTTGTTGCGATAACTTTCTTTTTCGATCTGGGCTAGCTTGTCAGAGCTAGTAGACAGTGAAGCTTTTGTTTTTGTGTTAGCTTCTAATTCAGCGGCAATTCGGGCTAGTTCTGCCGGGTCATTTATCTCCGTTACAGCGCTACCAGACGCAGCGGCACGGGCTACACCGCGCTCCCGCTGAGTTCTCTTTAGCTCGCGCTGAACTGCCTCAATATCTTCTACAAAGTTTTCATTATCTTCGTATTCGTCTTTCAAGCGTTCTAAAGATGTAACAGCTTCCCCGGGCATGGTTTGTTTAAGGGCGGCTAAGACGCGTTTCTTTAGAGTACCACTGGCGATTGCGTTAGCGGCTTTAACAACGTCTTCGTGCGGGGTCCACTTGTCATACACCTGGTCGGCTAGCTTGTTATCCGTCTTTGCTACTTTTTTCTGAACGGGTTTAGGTGGCGTCTTAGCCGCTTCCTCTACAACGTTTGATTCCGCTGCTATATCCGCTTTTGCTTGAGCTATGGTCTCTAAGTCCTGTAAATGAGCGAACGCTAGTTCTGACAAAGACATTTCTGGGTCGTCTAGTGTAGCAGCTAAATCCGCGATGTCGGGGTCTTTCAATAGAGTAGTTAAAAGTTCTGGGTCAGAACTAACCAAAGGTTCATCTTTCAACGAAGCCACATACGCTAAGGCTTTCTCGCTTATCTGCGGGTCAAGCGGGTCTTTACGTGCGAATAAGTTAATCAACCACTCGCGGGCAGTAATGCCTTTCTTAGAGGTCTTCGCGGTAATTTTGTTAGTTACCAACTCCGCAGGTACTGGGGTATCTAGCGGGTCTTCTTTAGCATCTAGCAGTTCTTTTGACGTATAACCGTAGGTACCGTCAGCTAGCTTAACTGGCAAAGGATTGGCCACTTTAGCTTTCTTGGCGGCAGCAACCGCAGCCACTGGTGTCTTGAACCCAGTCTTGCGCGATGATAGTTTTATCTTAGAAGCTGGTACGTCGGTATCAGTTAGAACAGTTTCTGCTGGTAGCGCTGGCGAAGGGCGGGCAGCGACAGCGGTAGCTCCTGGTTTGGCCACGGGGGCGGCTTTAGCTGGAGACTGCTCAACCATAGACTGTACGGCGGGTAGCTGTACGGCTGGTGCCGCGTGGGTAGGTTCTACGGTTGGCGCTGTCTCCTGCGCAGGCAACAGCTTGTTCAAGGCTAGGATTAAATCACTTGCTTTCTGGCGTGTTACGCCTTTGTTGTAGCTGCCTAAATTAGCGATAGCCTGTTCAATAGTATCAGCGCTTTCCACTGCTTTACGTAGTAATGCGCTTTTGTTCTTCGGCAGGAGGCCCGTGATCGTGGTGTCTTGTTTCCAAGATGTCGGTTCTAACTCGACCAGTGCTTTCAACGGGTCTTTGCCGAAACCGTCCGCCATAGCTTCGCCGGTGGGTAAAACAGGAATTGCTTGGTCGCCCCCAATGCCTAGCGTCTGGTTACGCACAAGCACTGGAGCAGTAGGCTGGGTATCTGCCTGTACTGGGTGATTACCTTGTTCAGCCGCTAACTGTCTAGCGGCTTGGTTAAGGTGGTCTTCGCTCAAACCAACAGGAGGAGCAGGCAACGCCGGCATGTTCATAGCCTGTGGGTTTACCTGACCGCCCAGGCCAAACATCTCTATCTGTGGTGTGTTGCCTGGGATAGCTGGTTCAGCAATAGGTTGATTACCTGAAACCTCTTGGTGCGGTACCGTGTTAGCAAACGGTTGGGCTAATCTCTGCTCTACTTCTGATAAGTTAGCATTAAGTTGTTTCGGGTTATCGTACCCAAACAAGTCTCCATTCGGTAAGTCTGCGGCCGGGACCTCATAGGTTTTCTTGCCAAACGCTTTTGCAACATCCTGCTCGGTAACGCCGGTAGGCGGAGTCACTACACCTACCTGTTCAAGCGTCGAATTATTGGCTTCATTAGCGCGCGCTGCGTTCTTCTGTTCAATACCTGCGGCAAAGATCGGCAGACGAGAGTCTAGTTCTTGGGCGATAGTCGTAGCGTTGTATGCTGATTTACCGTTGAAATCTTGTTTAGCCTTAGACATTAAATGAGAGGCTAGGGCTTTCCTGTCGTTTTGGTCTCCGCCTAAATCGTCAATAAGCTGTTTGGTGAAGTCATTTAATTGCTTCAGATTCAGGAACTCACCGCCTTTGCTGGCGTTAGCTAGTAACTCAGCAGCACGTGCCGCGCGCGCTTGCGCCGGGGTAATAGTGGTATCCATACCTGGAGGTACTTGTCCGTTACTATCTTCGATTACCGTTTCGGTGCTCGGGTCTACAGTTGCCTCAGCCGATGGCGACGTTACCTCAACTGGTTGTGGCGAGGCGGCTGGAGCTACTGGGGGTTGCGCCGGGGTGTTATGTAGTACCGATTCAGCCGCGGTGTAAGGCGAGCCGGCGATGGCCTCCATCATACCAGCATTGGCCATATCACCGATACCTTTCTCGCTGAACACGTCATACTTCTGATAAGCATCGTCGACGCCTGCGATATTTACGCCTGTTTGCGCTGCGCCAGTTAAGGCTTCTGCCCCGGTAGTTTTACCGAAACGTTTTAATACGCTGTCACCAGTAGCATGAGCCGCAGCATCAACTCCTTTGCCCGCTAGTCCTTTAGCAATCATCATCATCGGAGTTACTGAATCTAGCCCGGCGTTAGTCATAGCCGGAGCGATAGAATCCGATAAGGCCTGCTTATAGGGGACGCCTTGGTCGAGTTGAGTATTGACACTCTCATTGTAGGCGGCCGGCGCATTTAGCGTTGTGCCGGCAGCAGTTGCCGCCGCTAAACGGGCTAAAGCGGTTCCTCCTACGGCTTTCACCCCAAGCCCGGCTAGTCCGCCAGTGGCTGCAGTTCCTAGAATCTGCGCTCCCGCGTTCCCCCATAGGTTAACTAGGCTAGCCTCGTTAGTAAGGGACGAAGCACGGCGTGTCATCTCTTCGGCGGCGCGGCGATGTAGCTCTAACTCTTGGTCAGAATCGGCCAGTAAGGCTCTGGCATTAGCCACGCCGGCTGCAAGGGAGTAACCTACGGCTTGTGCTCCATCCAAGAAACCGGGGTTCTCCGTAATCAAAGAGGTTCCTGGTCTAGTCTCAGGCAGGCCCAAGAAGTTTAACGGTGATTGTGCCTGATTAGGAGGAGTCGCCATTAGGTAGTCCCTGTATAAAATTAATACTGAAAGTAATAAGCCAGACTTATTATGCCTGGCTATTATACCGCATGATTACCGGTCGTTAAAGCTGCGCTGATAAAGTTTACCATACTTGTCGTAGGCTTCCTGCATTACCTTACTCCACACCGCATCCGGTTCTTTCTGGTCTTGGATACGCTCTACCATTTCCTTGGCTCCGCTAAAGCCAGATGCTTTGGCCGCTGTCTCTAAAATAGTTGGCAAATGACCATAGAACATAGACAGGTTGGTTTCGTAATTAGGGTCTTTTGCCCGAGCGTAATTGTGTAAACTGTCCATCACTGTGTTATCAAGCGGACCATTACGATCACCTAAAAAAGCAAATGTACCATTTAGCAAGTCGCCTTGGCCCTGTGCTTTGAGTGCATTAGTACCTAGCACTGACAAAACCTCGCGCATACGGTTGTCCTTTGTAGGCGAAGATAAGGCATTGATGCCTGAGTCTGCGACGGCGTAATAGTTATCCATATCCCCCGGTACTACCCCGCCTAGGCCGATTGCTTTAGCATGGTTGGCTAATATAGCGCCCATATTAACTTTACTAACTGGCCCGGAAATGCCCATATCTACTTTTTCGGCGGCCATCTGTGCGTTAGCCAGCGTACGAATGTTTTCTGGGGTAGCTGGAAGGTTGTATTCTCCTAACATAGCTAAAACAGTATTGCCTAGAGCTGTGCCGTTAATCTTATGCTGCGCGTTTAAGGCCTCTACCTGTTTCTTATCCATACTGGAGACATCGGTATGCGGAGCTACTGCTTTCTCAGTGATGTCGTAGATAACATCAGTAGCGTTTTTACCATTGGATAGTTGCTTACTTAGTAGCTCATCTTGGAACTTAGCCTCACGTTGCGCTAATTGCTGCTCCTTAGTTTGGTTACTAAGGGACAACCCATCTATTCTTAGAGGATTAGCTTCTACGTTATACCCGTACTGTTGTTGTCCAAGAGCGGTGCGTGTGTCATTTAACGCACGTTGTGATGGGTCGATAGCGCCAGGCATAGAAATACCAAGGGCGCGATACGCAGTCTCGGTATCACCAGCATCGTAAGCTTTTACCGCCGCCATCAAACGGGCTTGTTGTATTAGATCGCTCATTCCTGCCATTATCGAACCGCTCCTCTACTATTGGTTCCTACCGGGCGTGGTGTATCCCACGAAATACCATTGTAACCCCGCACTCCAGCCATAGCTCGGTGTTGTTGCATAACCAACCTTTGCAAGTCTGCATCAGACAAACTACCAGGCGGGGTAGGCGTCGGGGCATATTGTTGCGCCGCGACAATTGGTTGCGCCACGAATTTATCATTCGCTTGAGGATTGCCTGTCGGCGCCAGGTTGCCTAGCGGTGTAGGGGCTTGGCCTGCTTTTTGTTGCGCCTCTAAGATGATGTTACCGAACTTAGACATTAACTCCCTAGTAGCGGCTAAATCTGACCCAAGCTGCCCAAAATAATCTGCGTGCGCGGCGTCTAGCCCAGCCTGCGTATTCGCGTTCTTTAAGGCTGCATCCGCCATCGCTAGACGGTACTTAGTGTCAGGGTTATTCGGGTCTTTCTCCCAATCCATTTTAGCTTGCTGGAGGGCACCTTCATGCTGCATACGGCGGGCCGCGATTTCCGCTTCCATAGCCGTTCTATCGCGCGTAGCCCCTACCTCCTGTTCTTGCAATGCAAAGGTTTTAGCGTCTTTCTCTTTCGCATACTGATCCTGAGCGTCTTGTCGCTCAATGCCCTTATATGTCGCATACAACTGCGCGATACCTGCCAAGGGTGACGCGGTATTGAAACGCGGGATTTCGTATATCTGTGCCATTATCTAGCCTCCTCTAATCTCTGTGCGGCTGCGCGTAAGTCATCAACTAACGCAGCTATCTCTTTAGAATACAGTATGTAAGCCTCTGGATGATTTTTCTTTAACCAGCTACCGCGGTTCTCTGATAACCATCCGGTACAGTGCAAGCAGTCGGGGGTGCTATTAAGCTCATTGTACCACGTAGGCACAGGTAAGCCCTGTTTTCTTAGCAAATCCAACTCAGCTAATACCTGCTGCTCAGTCAAGTCCTTTATGGGAAATCGGTAGGTAACCCCGTCCACTACTTGGCCATCTTGTAAAGGTGCCTTGTTAGCGTCATCGTTGCGTTGTCCACGGTAAATCTCTGTTACACCACGCGCTTTCATCGCTTCGTGCATGGGTAACATTATATTACTAAAGCAGCAATCAAAAGACGTCCTTCGTTTCTTGCCGTTGTTCGTCCCGCCAGCGGCGGCGATTCTGTCAGTGTTACTAAGGTAGTCCGTGGGAAATCCATTAGCGGCCTTGTCACTTATTACATCCGATGCTATCTCAACAAAGCTCGGTACCATAGCGCGGACAGCTTCCACAAACTCACGTACCTCTGGCGGGGTATCCCCGGTACTAACCCAGAATACAGTGGCTTCGTCCCACAAATGCTTCAACCTATAAAGCATGACTGTGGAATCTTTGCCACCTGAGAACTGTATCGCTTTCATCAGAAAAACATCATCGCAAAAGTCGCAGCGGTGCCAATATTTTGGTTGGTAGCCGCTTGATTCGCCTGATTTTGCGCCATCTGCGCTTGCTGGTACTGCTGCTGCTGCGACATGTAATTGCTGTTGGCTGTACCTAGCCCGTCGCTTGCTTGGCCTACAGCTCTCTTACCCATGCCGGCTAGCATACCCTGTAACGCTGTGTCCTGGTTGACTGTATTAGTAGCATAATCTGTTACGCCTTTCCCTGTAGCAGCGGCTGTATTTAACGAGTTAAGGCGTGACATATCTTGGAGTTGAGCTGGCATGGGCGCTACGCCAAAGCGTGACAAGCTTCTACCCGCCATACCATTAGTCATGGCACTTCCAGCAGTGAAAGAGTCATTAACGCGACCTAGTCCGGCCAAAGGACTCTCTTTGCTTTTGGCAATTAAATTGTCTTCAAACGGTTGGTAGTTAGACTTGTAGTAGTTGTACTGGTCGTCGGCTATACGCGCCATCGACTTACTGTATTCGCTCTCTGGAATTGGTGCCGGAGCTGAACTTCCTTTACTCATCTAAACCACCCTTCTGTGCCGCTAATACCATCTAACTTACCACCAATATTTACGTCTTTCGGTTTACTACTGAACCACCCATTATGCGCGCCGTACATGGCACCTAGTTGGGTAAGCTCGCCTAGTAGGGCAGTGTTGGCATTCTGCGCGGAAATTCTACTGCCCGCTAAGTTCGCAAAGTTGCTATTGATGCGGGAGGTGTCTGCGTCACTTACTGTTTTGAATGTGCCAATAGTCTGATCAACTGTTCCGTTTCCTAAGTTAGCTACGCCTTGCGCCTGTTGTAGGAAATTGCCCCTCTGACTCGCTGCACCGCCGTACACCCCGTCAGCCATTGCATTCATAGAGGCAGAGCCAAGTTGCATCAACGGAGACGCCGAGCCGCCGGCGGCCATCTGCAAGGCAGCGTCCATATAATGGTTGCCTGCGGTAGAGTTAGCCGCAGAAATACCTTTAGCCATAGCGCCAGCATAGTTAGTATTACTATCTAGCTGGTTTACGCTATTCATATACGCCGATTCTACAGGCTGAAAACGGTCCTTATAATCAGCCCAACGCTCGTTTGCGATGCGCGCCAAAGTCTTGGAGTATTGACTCTCTTCTGGTGGAGGTGGAGCACTGCCGCCTTTACTCATTGCTTAAATCCCAAATACCTAGTTGAAAAGTTACGTCGGGCTTCATCCTGCGAGACCAGCCTTTCCGTCGTGAAATACCTACCACCTTAGTAGCCCCCAAAGAGCGGGCTACCAGTTTGATAAAGTCCAGCAGCTTAGTGGTTACTGCTGCATGACCAGGGCGCATGTACATAGCAATTACGTGCAAACCGACGTTAATATCGTATCCTGTTTTTGACACGTGGTAAAGAACAAAACCAATCGGGTTGAACTCGTTATCGACCACTGTCAGGTTACGCAGTCGGCCGGACAAAACATCTTTACCAACCGCGTCAGTATCTAACTCCATACCGGATTGTTTATTTACTTCTGCGAGACCCTCAATAAGCATGATAGCATGGTCGCCGTCCAACAAGTAATCAGCGGAGGTCACTAAGGCTTGCTCGTTCAGGCGATATAGCATCAGTAACCTCCGTAGGTAGCTTCTAGTACGGTGTTGTCTTTGCTACGGGTAGCTCGCCCTCTGGCTCTATCAATAGCAGCAAACCAACGTTGCTCGTACTGGTTGGCCAACGAAGGGTTGCCGAAGTCACTCGGGTTTGCTAGTACGCGTGTTAGCGCGCCAAAAACAATCGCTTCTTTATACAGCGAGTATAGGTCATCGGGTAAATTAGTTGTATTATCCCGTAGGCGGCAAACTACTCGTGCCTGCCCTGTCTCTATTGTTGCCGGCATAGGGAACACTGCCAAGGTTCCACTATCCACTTGATAGTAGTATTTCGGCGTAGCACGATCAGTATCTGTAAATGCTGTAGCGTACTCCGAAGGGCCTACGGCTTGCAGCTTACGATCTCCTAGCGTGGCCCACATAATACGCACCACTGAGGCGCCAGATGGAGATGAGATTGATACCTCGTTGTCACCAGGTGAAGTATCAATCTCAATCATCGCTTGCCAAATCTCGGCCTCCACACACAACTGCTGTGTGGCGTTCACAATCGCTTCCTCGATAATAAAATCGGGAGCGTTCTTGGTTACTAGCGCAACATTGCGGCGAAGGTTGAGTACGTCCATTATTCAGTTGGCTCTGCTTTCTTTGTTGCTGTGCGTGCTGGTTTGTTTTCAACCAACTGACAGCCTTGTGATACGGCGGCATCTACCAACGCATCGGGAATTTCTTGCGGTTCTGTACCGACTGAAAACGAGTGGATACCGTCTACGACCTGAATCACACCGTTTAATGCTTTAACTAAAGCCATAAGGTTCTCCTTAGTAAGAGGGCGGGTTCCCCCGCCCATCCTAGTTGCCTAGATTACAGTGCTACGTCGAACGCGATTACGCCAACGTCTTCAACCGTACCAGAGTAAGAACTCATAAACTTAGGTTTTTTGAAGCCAAAGATTTTAGAGATACTGATACCGAACTTACGGTTGTAGTCTTCTGTCTGTTCTTCCCACTCAGGAGTGTTGATGTCAGCGAAAGCAAGCGCTTGAGCACCGACCACCAAACAACGAGCGCCATCTAGTTTACCGTCGCTACCCCACTTAGAACCAGATGCAGCGCCTAAAGTGTTAGGAACATACATAGACTCGTGGATTACCAAACCGTCAACTGTTGGGATACCGCCTTTGAACAACTCAGAGTTGTTACCCAAAGAAGCCGCAGCAGCACGAACGTTCGCTAAGAAGTCTGGGTCTAGTTTCAAGTTAGACATAGTGATAGGGTCAACGAACACGTGGTAAGTTTCTTTACCATTCATCGTCAAGCCTTTGATACGCTTGCTAACTGCATAAGCTTTAGCACGAACCAAAGCGCGGTATGTCATCTTGTTGTCAGATGTCATAGTCGCAGTGTCACCAGCTTCTAACTTGTCAGTATTTGGATTGTAACGTAACCAACGGTTAGCTGTAGGAGCAGATACGTCAGCAGCGAAAGCTAACTGGCTCACTTGGCCTGTGGTACGTGGAGAACCATCGACGTTTAGAGTGTAAGGAATACCCGCCATAGTTTGGAAGGCTAACTCGTCCACCAACTTAGCCATACCGTAAGCTAACTGATCTTTAGCTACTGTACGGAAATCAAACACAGATTTCTGATCGTCCATACGGCCTTTGTTTGCCATAGCGATAGCATATTGGTCGTATTGAATTTCCATACTATGTGCAGTAACAGTGTCTTCGTTACCGCGTAAAGTGTTGTCACCAGCCACACCGCCTAATGAAGCATTAGGAATCAAGTGGATGATTGCCTTAGTACCTTTCTCGGTAGCTTTCAATTCGCTAACACGTTGTACTACTGCGTTTTGGTCTGCGCCCAAGAAGCCAGTTAAGAATGACTGGTTACGTACTTCTTTCCAGAAGTTTAAGGACCAAATCTTTTTCTCTTCGGCGTTCATCGCCGCAAATGAGGTGCTGTTCAGAGCATTAATAGTCGCCATATACTTCTCCTGTATGTTGGCAAATAACAAAAAAGTTCTTTCGATTGGGGAACACCCAATCCAATCACTTGGCTGTGTCGTTGCCACGCCCACCAGGACACTCCCAGAAGGCACACGAAAGTAAAAAATACGACTGTTAACGGTGACGAACCGGCACACTCAGATTGGCCGTATCGTGGCCTGACGAGGAATCTGGTTGTACGCTCCCTTTATATAATAAGTTATGCTTATTGTCAAGCCCTAAAATACAAAAAGCCCCTCCGAAGAGGGGAAAGCCCGGGCAGACTGGACAGTATCATCCACCGCGTAATAGTTTATTGATTTCGTCTTGCGGCAGTTTCTCGAAGTCTTCTACCGTCATAGACATCACATCTACCTTAGCCGCAGCGCGTTGAGTAGACCCAGCATTCTGCGTAGCTGGTGGTTGGGCGCGAGAGGCAGCTACCTTAGCAGCTACGTTTTTGATCGGAGCTGGTGGAGCTGCGGGGGTCTGTGCAGGTGGGGCATACCGTGCGTCAAGGATTGGCTTTAATGTTTCCAAGGTTTTCTCAAGTGCCGCCACACTATTCAATCCTTGGGCCTTAAACGCGTTACCCATAGTCAATGCCATTTGGGCTAGTTGTGGGTCATAGTCATCGCTTGTTTCTAGGAAAACAGGATATTGTTCTACAACCTGCGATAAACGCTGGTTGAAAGCTGTCTGTTCAAAGTTACCATGAACTACGCTCTGGGCTTCCTGTAGTGTCTGCTGACGAATCATTTCAGTGCGAAGGCTGTCGGCTTGGCGGCGGAATTGCATTGCTGCGGCCGTGTCACCATCTAGTAACGCATCATACTCACGTTTATATAGCGCATTGAGAATATCATCTGGCGTTGGCTGAGGTTCCTGTTGTTGCTGTGGCGCCTGACGCTGTTGCATCGTTTGTTCCACAAAGCTGCGTGCCAGTTTAAGTTCTTCTTCTAGCTTACGGCGCTTCTCGATCTCTTCATCGAGACGAGACTTGGGAATCATAGGCGCACGTTGTTGAGGCGCTGGTTCCTCTCCTGTGGATACAGGCGGAGTGCCTTCATCTATGGGTTGTGGGTCAGTAGGTTCTGGCTCTACTGCTGCCGTTGCTGGCGCTTCAGTAGGCTCTGGTTCTGCTGCCGCTGCCGCTGGTTCTTCAGCGGGTTCTGGTTCTACTGCTGCTACTGGAGCTTCAGTAGGTTTGTTTTTCAACTCGTCTTCGAGTTCAGTCATCCAGTCACTCATTGGTGTAGTCCTTATATTTGTTGGTCATAAAAAACTAATTATTGTTGAAAATCGTACGCTAGGTCTCCCCTTCACTCTACAAAAGGCGATAGCCCCATGTCAAGACGCTGTTTAGCAAATTCCCTAGCTTTTTCGTAGATGTCATTTGGCACCTCTGCATGTGCGGATGCAGCTTGCTTCCATCGCATCAACTCCATAGGAGTAAGGGTTGGGGGGTTAGTAGGGAAACCTATATAACGGTTAGTGCCGAACTTATCCGCTGATGAGTATTCAGTAGCTACTTCGCCGTTAGATAGGGGTATAGGGCCGAACCAACCGTCGCCTTTCAAACCGGCTCCGCCGTAGCGGTTAGTATTGTCATTGAATCTATCGCCGTATGCCCCTAACTGCGCTAGGGGGCTTAGTTGCCGTACTTCATCTATCTTAGCCATTAGATTCCCTCCGCGCCTGCTGTCATACTCTGAATCTGATTTGGTCGATAAGGCTCTGCCTCACGTATACGACCGCCTTCTGCGGAGCGCGCCAGCGTTTGCATACGAGCGATAGCTGTCTTAGCGTCCAGCTCCGCAGATTTGTTTTGCAAAGCTGTCTGCTGTTTAGCCACTGTACCTTTGTACTCAATAGATGGATTAGTGACCGCGGCATAAGCTTTAGCTTGGTTAAGCTCTGCTTGAGTATTAAGCTCGGTGATCTGCGCTTGAAGTTTCTGCATCTCCAGCATGACCTGCTGCATCTGTATTTGCTGCTGCATCTGTTGTTGTTGCTGCTGTTCTGGCGTAGGTTGCCCCATACCCATCTGCTGACGGATACGCTCCGCGATCTCATTCTTACGTGCGAAATTAGACAACTCAACCATAACGTCTGGTGGTACTGGGATACCAGCCTGTGCCATTTGGATAGCCTGTGCAAACTGAGTCTCTACGAAAGTCTGACGACTAGGCTGGCTAGAAACTACTACGTCATACTCCCCAATGGTTAAATCATTAATCACGGTGCCTTCTGGGGTAGGCTGGTTGACGGCGATGGCCTCACGGGTAGCTTCACCAGTCTCGGTTTCAGAGGTGATGCGGAAAATGCGAGTATCGGTGTAATATGTTTGAATCAGATGCAACATGCGTTTAGCCAACAAGGTACGCGTACGATCTAGGCTATCAAACGCTGGTTGCAACTGAGATAAATTGCGGCTAATGCGGGCGTCTAGGGCAATACCGCTAACCTCTGAACTGCCTTCACCAACCATGTAGTCTGATACGCCACTGATACGGCGCACCATATCCTGCGCGTACTCTACGAACTGCATCAAACCTGACGGAATCTGGTTCGGCTGAATCTTAGATATTTGTTTACCAGGAGCACGCACTAAAACCAAGCCAGTTTTAGAACCGTTAGCTGCCAATTCTTCAGGCGTCATATTCACCAACGCGCCTTCTTCCATTTCCCAGCCGCTATTAGCGGTACTGTTGACAACGTGAAGAGACTGGGAGGCCAACTTATTGATCTGCTGCTGGGCGTCAATCAGGTCACGTACCCACCCTAGTGGTTTACCGCGACGGAATTGTGGGAAATAAGGTACAACTGTGAAGAATGGATAAGGTGAGAAGTCATCATGAAGGACTACCGACCCTGCTGATACTGTCCAACGTACGCGTTTTGTTGTCTTAGTGATTATATAGCTGCCTGTCAACGCGGTATACTCATCGACCCTAGCGTCGTCCCAGTTGTCCGGGACTTGAGATTCTTCACCAGTAATAGGGTCTACGAATACTTTTTGGCGGTCAATGACAAAATGTTGGCGGTCAATGACACGAATACGCTTAACGTCGCGTTCATCTGAAGGAATCTGATCATAGGCATAGCCGAACTCTGGTGTACCGAAAGTACCGCGGCGTGTATACTCTGCATATTCAGCCCCTAAGTTGGTACTTAATGCTTGAGTTCGCGCGTCTTCTGCCTTCGCGTCACCATACAGCTCGGCAATATCATCAATGCTTAACCATTTTGTGATGTAAACTTCGCGCCATGTATCAGGGTTCCACTCCTTAGCCTGCGGGTCTGGTACCACAGTTGTTGGGTCTAGGGAGGTAATGCGGATGTCTCCGCTAATGTTATCGTCGAAATCCATGCGAATATCGAAATAACCGCGGTCGGTAATCATACCGTCTTGGAATACTGTACCCTCTACGTGCTCGAACTGGTTCTCATCCGCAATCTGCATCATGATCTTAGTAAGCACGTCAGCAACCTGCTGGTCGCCTTCGGTTTGAGGCTTAACGTTGAACGTAGCGCGCTTATTAACGTACTCGCCAAGGATGGCATTCATCGTTGGACGAACCACGTTTAGCGTTAAGGCTGGGCGTTTAAGCTTGGCAAGGACATCTAAGTCCTCTTTCTCCCACTGGTCTCCTTGGTAGTAACGGTCACACAGATCAGCTACAGTCAGCCATTTAGTGAAGCCTGCCTCGTATGCACGGCGGAAAGCTTTAAGATTAGCGTCAGCAATCTTCTTCTCGTCTTTGTCCGGTTCCTGTGTCGGGATAATCATCTACTGGGTCCTGATTAGTATAGCGCTATGGTAGTCTTATACAACAAGTGGCGCTTATTGTCAAGCTGACATCCACGAAGTTTCGCCGTCTGCCTTTAGTTTCTTAAGCTTATCCTTCCAAGACTTCTTGGGCTTGGCTGACGCTTTGGCTGGGGCTGAAACATCATTGATCATCAGTCCTAAGTAGCTGAACACGTCCACCTGGTCATCGTTACGGCCATTGGGGAACTTCATCAATTCAGCTAGGAAATCCTGCAACCAAGGGGCGTTCTTAGGTAAGAACACTTTACCCTGTTGCATACGGGCGTGAATGGTCATTGACCGCGCCACTTTGTTCTGTCTACCTGGTTTTAGCGGTGTTATGTTAATGAACTTCTGCTTCTCCTGCATCCGCTTGTTAAGGATAGGCTCGATCATGGCCGAAAGCTGCCCCTGCTCCATGCCATTACGCTGGGTCCTGTGCTCTGTGGCTGCTTCGATAATCTGTTCAGCGATGTCGAAGGCTTCCCACTTACCACGTTTTACGTCGATCAGGTATAGGTTGTAGTCGCGGTCAATAGCGGCAACGCCGCCTACAGTGAAGTCTGTACCGCGGCCAGTAGAAAAGTCCCAAGCGGAGAAGGTAGCAAGGTCCTGGCTATCCGGTAGCCGTTTAAGGTCTGGCGTATCTTCGTCAATGTCCTTGTCATAATACCGCACATCGGATAGCTTGAACATTGTACCGTCTGCTGGTACTGGGTCCTGTTGGTACAGGCACTGCCACTCCCTAACCCCTACAGTCTTTTTAATTCTTAGGTAGTCCTCAACGCTTCTGCGCTTAGGGTTAATAGATTCTCCAGCTAAACGATATGGTGGTTCGTCATGCTCTGCCAGCGCAGCAAAACGTAGAATCTTAAAGTTCTCGTGCTGCATGTGTTCTTCAATGAAACCACCTAAGTCTGCCTCATGCCAACGGGTGAAAAGCACCAGGCATCCGCCACCTGGCTGGATACGTGTATACGCCGTTGACTTAAACCAGTCTTCAACCATTTTGCGGTAGGAGTCACTGTCAGCGTCAGCGCGGTCTTTGTATAAGTCATCGAGGATTAATAGGTCAGCACCTTTACCCGTCAAACCCCCGCCTACCCCGACTGAGGCGTACCCGCCCATCTGCGTTGTACGCCATGCGTCTACAGAGGCCATGTCCTTGTGCAGCTTGGTATTTGGGAAGATCAACTGATAATCTGGGTCACGTAGGAGTTCGCGAGTCTTTTTAGAGAACTCATCGGCAAGGTTGGCAGCATAGGCAGTAATGACCAGCTCTTTCTTAGGCGAGCGCCCTAGCCCCCAAGACGGCAGGAAGATAGACGATAGCTGACTCTTACCTACCCGTGGAGGCATGAAGATAGCCAACCGTGGTGATTCTTGGCGTTCCACTGCCTCCCAAAACTTCTGCAACTCCTCAATGGTTACATCATGTACCCAGTCAAATACGTATTCTGGCATCATGCGCTGGATATAATGACGCAGGGTACGGCGGGCTAGCTCACGACTGGCGAGTTCTTTCTTCGCCTCAGCACGTAGTTTCGCCTGTTGGAGTTCGTGCGGCGTGTCTGGCGGCACAGTCGTTAGACCGAAGGTGGGGATATTACTCACCGCGTACCTCGTATACTATACCGTCTGGGGTTTCTACTGCAACCATCTCTGTAGTCACTGATGCTAAACGTTCCAGTTCTGCGGTGCTCATAGACGATAGTTGCTTGGCTGCCTCATTAAGGTCGCCATTTATTACTACAGATTTTTCTGGCTCATACAGGCCGTGCAGTTTACCGAGTTCTCTGGCAGCATTAACCATTTCGTTTGCTGACTCGGCCGTGTCGTAGGCATCAAGAAGCATGTTAGTCACAAGGCCGCGGTTTATCTGTATTCGCTGACGGCGTGAAAGTGAGTTTATTCGGGACATAGACACTCCTGTTACACGTATAACGTCCTCGCGGTCGAAGCCACGTTCGATCATTTCTAAAGCGGCGCGTTCACCGGGTCTTAGCTGCACTACCACCGAGCAACGCCCTATCTAACATTCGATGTAGGAACTTATTGATCGACACCTTGTTATAGTCAGCTAGGTCTTTGAGCACGGCAGCTTTCTCCGGTGGTACCACCAGCTTGTATTCTTTGTACCCGGCAGCGCGGCGGTTGCGGCGGCTGACTGCTTGTTTCGTGTTCGATGCCATTGGCGTCCCTATTAATAAGCTGCGTTTATTATAACATGAGTGGGGGTTGATTGGAAGGGGTTGACTTGGGACTGGAATTTGGAATCGAGAATTATGTAGATTTGTGCGTGATTTTTCCTCCCCGCCTCACGCATCCAGCCGCCCTTTCCCCGTTTCACCCCCTCTCGAATCCCGAATCCAAAATCTCGAATCGGCGAAAGCGTTGGCAGGGGCTAGGGGGTAGGGGTGCTGGGGGTTGACCGCATAGAATCCCGTTTTGTGTTCTACTGAATTTGTCGAGAGGCGGCAACAAACGAAAAGGCAACGGGGCTACTAGGCAACAAGCCGTGATAGCAAGCACAATGCCCGTATGTTGTACGTCATCTACACCGTGAAGCCATGAGCGAAATACGGGTAAACTCGGCACCGTACCAAATGCCATTATGGCGGTACACCTTGCTTCTTTAACAACTTGGGGAATCTATGAACGAGAGCAAAGCATAACGATTGCCCCTCTTCTGATTCATAGCGCACATACCTAGGCGAAGCGATTGAGAGTCTAGGCGCATATTATGCGAATCATTCGGCGCAAGCTACCTGCTACGTTATGCAGGTTGTTAATAGAATCGGCGAGCCGTGCCGTTTCGTTTGCGTCGGTGATTGGTCAAGGCATTGCTAACAGTGTCTTGATTAATCACTAATCTTAACACAAGAGGGCATTATCATGTCACAAGCAATAGAAGCAATCAAACAAGTTAAAACATTTTACAAGTCTGCTAGAAAAGCGCGTTCTAAGTTTTTTGAAGTAATGTATCAGGCTTGCGAGGCGTATGCTGTCGAGGCTAATCATAACGTTCTAAACGCGCTAGTGTGCGAGCTTGACGGTACGGGGTACGAGGTAGATGTACAATCTCTCGTACGCGCCATCGCGTTTCACCAATTCGATAAGGACGCTAATCAGTTTAGTGATACAATCTCGCCCGCTAAACGTACCCTAGAGAATGGCGTAAAAACCACTAAAAAAGAATATGTTCAGGCAAACTGGCTGGATATATACCTTAGCTGGCAATCATCGCTAAATAACGAGCGTAAAGCCGCTGTTTCCCGTGACCCGTTCGACCTAATCAGCGAGCGACTAATAAGTATTAAGAAAAAGGCGGATAGCCTAGACAACGACCAGAAAATGAAGCTTTATTTGATGTTGATGGATATGGCTTCAGCACTGAAATAATCGTAACCTACTCAACCGCACCCCGTACCACGCTACGGGGTTTTTGCATAAAGGAACAATCATGAAATACGCAAGCATTTACGGCACAACAAAGAAAGGTATCGTGGTCATCCACAACGGAAACGAGGCGCTAGGGGAAAAGGTTTATTTCCCTAGCATTAAGGAAGCCCGTGCGTTTGTTAAGGTGCGGGGGTTGACTCGTTGGAATTAATACGGGAATCGGGGAACGGGGCGCCGCACCCCGTACCCTATTTCAGCCTGCCTATTTCAGGCTACCTAGTTAAGTAATCGCGCACCCTATCACCTATTAGCCTTGCCTACATGCTGGCAGGGTTAATAGTTAATAGGCGAACACGCCCCAATCAACAAGAAAAATGTTCCAATCAACGTGAAAAACGCTGTTACGCTTTTGTTACGGATTACGCTTTTGGGTATATTTTCTGTTCGCTATTCCTACTACACCCTATATACACATTTTATTACTCACATATACCTATAAAAGAGTAATAATAGTAATAATAGTAACAGAACCAGCCTGTATAGGCCTCTCCGCCGTTACGCTTTTTCTTGGATGTTACGCTTTATCCGTAACATTTTCTTAATGGCTAAACCATTCGCTCATTTTTTGGCTGTTACGCTTCTAAATTGGCGATTATTTTCAACTCTAAAAAGAGGAATAAACCATGTTTGCAATAATCTCAAAAACCGCCCGTGGATGGCAGTTAACAGTTGCCCAATGGGGGCACGGTTTGAAGGGCGCTCGACGCCATTGGTTCGCTACATATACAGAAGCGGTTGACGCCGCGCAACAGTTAAACCCAGTGCGAATTATGCACTCAACACGATAAGGGGGGATAGACATGACCAAGTCATCATGGAACAAACTAATAGACGCCTTTCATGAAGGCGTTTGCTTTGTAGGGTCGCACCCTAAACACCTAACAACGCTCGATGACCTCGCCGCGTCGCTAGACACCTTATCAACCGACAACATGGTTATCGACCGCGTGTATGACCACGGCAAAACCAATATCGCCCTGCGTAAACCAGATGGCAAATGTTCTCACATCGACCGCACTGGTACCGTGTATCAACACGGGAAATATTTCATCGTAGATACATGGACACGTGTTGTCTACTACAAACCATAGCCGAGGATAAAGATATGGAAAAGATGTTCCTAAACTTAACCGACCGCCCTGTACCACGTAGCGGGTATACCGCTACGGCTATTAAAGCCGCGTATCTCGCTATTAAAATGAATCGCTGCTGCGTTTACAAAGGAATCAGCCTATATTCTAGGTTTTCCGATTGGTCTTACGCTAAGAATTTCATCAAAGGGCGACACCCCCTATCTCAAACAGTAGCAGGCATATTAAGCCGCCACAAAATCAAACAAGCGGACATCCCAGCGTTCGACGACGAACGTGTAGAATCCTTTTTTGCCGAGTTATACAAGGCGCATCCCGTTGCTTGTCACAAGGAGGCGCTATGGCAAGCGGTTAGCGACCCTACCCGCGTAGCCTACTCGCAGCGTAAAAACGACGGGCGGTATACTCGTGTCATGACGACGCTCGGGAAGTGGCTGCATAGAACAACTAATTTGGACGATGAAGAAGTCAAGCGCTTGGCAGAACGTTACAAAACACTGACTACCCCAGTAACAGACCTGGTATTGCAGGTATGCGAGAACGGCGACGACATCGTCGCTATCTATGAAGACAACACGATATGTAAATCGTGTATGAACGACGAAGACGCTGTTCGTGTGTACGATTCGCCAGACATTTCCGTTGTGTACGCCATGTATGGCGGTACCGTCGTCGGACGCGCTGTATGCAACAGTGGCACACAAGAGTTTGTGCGTGCCTACCCAACAGCACACGGCGGATTAACGTTCGCAGAGAAAACAGATACGCAGTGGCGTGAGCTTTTCCTAGCCCTGCTAGAGAAAGAGGGCTACCTGCACAATTCAGGGGCATTAGAAGGCCTACGCCTGCGATTCATAGATGAAGACGGCGATGGCCGAGTCGCTGCCCCCTACATTGACGGTGACTATCAAGCCGTTTTGTGGGAAGAGGGCGACTCATGGATGACGGTGTGCAGTAAAGGCGACGATGGCAGCTACGCCTGTAACAATACCGCTGGCTGGAGTGACCAGCAGGAAGATGAGCGTATAACCCTACGAAACGGTGATTCTGTTGACCCAGATGACGCCGTATGGTCTAACTACTACTCGGAATATCTTCACGTCGACGACGCCGTCTATTCGGAGTACGACGGAGACTATTACGACGAAGAGGACACGATTGTAGTGCTGCGATATAGTTCATCTGGCCGCCATTGGGAAGAGTCGGTGCATTATCATAACCCTACAACAGAAGTTATCGGGTTCGACTCGCCAGTTCTCAACGGTGAGCTTGGGCAATTCCTAGGCGACGGCTACATTGTCCAAGCTGATGGAGAATACTACGACAGCGAACACCCCGATATCGTTTACTGTGAGTGGGAGAATTGTTATGCCCTTAGCAGTGATTGTGTGGAGGTCAACGGCGAGCTGTATACCCTAGCCTATATACGTGATAGTGCTGATGAGTTTCTCGTAGACAACTGCGAGATTGCCTATCACGTAGATGACAACAACGCTAAAGGTATGCGCTTAAGCGTGGCCTGTGAGCTGGGCATGAAGAAGGCTATCGAATCCGTATACGCAGTAAACTACATGCCAGCGATGGCGCGTTATGACGGGGACGCCCTGTCAAGACATCTGCGAACGAACGTTCTGCCTGCTAAGGCTAAACGCCTAAGACAATTTTTAGGCAGTCTAAACTTGGGGTTACTGTTTGATGACTTGTGTCACCAAGCAGCCGAAAATCACCCCACCCTATTGGCGTACCGCGAACAACAGCGCAATGCCCGCGCTCGTGCTCGTGCCGCTTAACCATAACAAGGAGCGCCTATCATGGCTACAAAATATACAGGGTTCAACCCTACAACTGAAATAGAAATCGAACAACTAATGGGCGGTACCAAAGCGGCACGCTTGTTTGCTAACCTGCTAACGACCAAGCGTCCAGCTAATACGCATGGAGAATACCTTGCGGCCTTTGCTATCGAACGATTCCTTAAGAAGCAACGAGTACCGTTCGTGCTAGACCAAGCCCGTAACATCATCGTTGACATGCGTGACGAGAAGTCTACCGTACTGTTCAGCGCGCACTATGATAGCGCGCATCGCGGTATACAACCAAATGGCTACACTAACGAAGTTGCTTTGTCCGATGACGGCTTATACTTCTCAGGCGTCGACGCCTGTATCGGGGCTGACGATGCGTCTGGTATCTTCGTCATGGCGCGTATGATTATGGCACGTGTACCAGCTTTGTACATCTTCCACGCTAGCGAAGAGGTAGGCGGCGTTGGTTCTCATTACATAGTAGAGAACACGCCAGAAGTTTTAGACGACATAACACATGCCATCGCCTTTGACCGTCGCGGTACCCGTGACATTATCTGGCAGCAGGGAGGGCAGACTTGCGCTAGCGAAGGTACGGCAGGCGTGTTCGCTTACCTACTTAATCGTCACGGTTTTGATTATCAGCCAGATGACGGCGGTTCGTTCACGGACACTAAGTTATATCGAAACCTAGTGCCTGAATGTTTCAACGTGTCCGTAGGGTACGGCAACGAGCATACCTCGGCCGAGACACAAGACATCCAGCACCTGCTGAAGTTAGCTGACGTTTGTTGTGAGCTAGACTGGTCAGCGCTGCCTGTTTGGCGTGACCCTTCACGCATAGATTATTACAACAACGACTGGTATGGCGCTTACTCGCCACGTTATGACAGTAGAGTACCTGTAAACCCAGCCGCGTTTAACGATTGGGATGAGTTCATCCTAGCTGACTTTGACGCCGCAATGGAACACGCCCATGACGTAGCTGAATTGAAAGACGCTTGGTACCTCGACGCTATATGGGAGGCGCAAGACCAAGACATTGACGCTGCCGTATTCCAATGGTGTTCCTACGCTAACCTTAAATACCCTTTACAAGGAGAAACAAAATGAATCTCAGAGAGATGTTGCAAGAAAGAAAAGACCTAAAGGTTCAATTAACCTACCTGTATAGACTTCAAAAACACTTAGACCCATTCTCTCGCATATCCGACGCACCGGGCGAGAACTTCTTTAGGTTCAATTCCTCTACCGTGTTCGACGACATCAGAGGTGTCATGCTACAAGCCGTGCTTGACGCAACCGACATAGCAGAAAAACGCCTGCGAGACATCGACGAAACCCTAGTAGCAATCCACGCGGTACTTAATGGAGGCGTTGATGAATAAAGACGTAACCAAACTACGAGCGGATAACGCGGCTGCGCAAATGCGCCGCGTAATTAAACAAGAATTATTTGAGATGGCACGCTATCAGCCGCTGCGTTTCCATGACTTTACCGAAGCGATGAAAACACTACACCGCACGGCTATAGAGCCAGAAGATATGGACGACGATACCTACGACGCATGGCACGCAACCCATTTTTTAATCGGCGTTCTTGGCACCATCAAGCCGCAACGCCTTAAACCAAAAGCAGCTTAGGGAGAACTTTAATGGACACACCAGACGTTTCTTATGAAGACATCATATGCGACTACGAAGACACAGGTTTTGCTCGAGCGTACACCACGGCAAAGATGTACGGTTTAACTCGTTTCGTTACCGACCTGCGATCCGACGAAGCAATTGATATGACGGATAAGTTTCTTCTCGCCGCCGCGTTCCTAGAACGTTTAGCGGGGGAGACGAGTAAATGAACCCACGTATTTATGTTGGCACCTACGCCAAGTACAACAACGGCAACTTGTTCGGTGAATGGCTGGAACCTGCGGACTACGAGAACCGTGATGATTTCTACGCCGCCTGCCGCGAATTGCATAGCGATGAAACATGCCCAGAGTTCATGTTCCAAGATTGGGAAGACATTCCGCAGTGTCTCATCAAAGAGAGCTACGTTTGCGACAGTCTATGGGACTGGGTATATATGGACGAACCAGATTTAACAACCGTCGCGGTGTACTGGGACGAAGTAGACAGCTCGGCATCGGCTGAGTATGCACTAGAACACCTTTTAGGAACAGCAGACATCGGGTTTAACACCTTAGACAAGGCGAAGGAGGAGTGGTTATACAGCTACCTTGAGGATACTTGCTTCTTCGATGGCTGGAGCGAAGTATCTAAGAATTACTTCGACCTTAGCGCGTACCTTCGTGGCTGCGAAATCGACGGTATGACATTTGTAAAACGCGACGGCGTGTTATATGTATTCTCATCCATCTAACTTAAAGGAGAGCAGGATGGCAACTTTTATCGACGAGATTCACAAAGGGTTTCTTGTGGTCAAGTACCACTTGGACGAAGCACCGAGCAACTATCGACAACTGAAAACAACACCATTCACTTTTGACTATATGGAGTTCTACGTAACGACTAACCCACACGATGAGAATGAGTGGGTGTGCATTGACGAGTTCATTTGCGACGCGCTCTACGAAACTTACGAAGAGAAGATCGTGGCTAGCCTAGTCGAAGACCTTAATGACTACGCTATCGAGGCAGGCGACTATGAGTATTCCGCCAGCCGTGAGAACTGGTGATGACTCTTGTCGTGTGGACAATCCTGTCCCTGTCCGTTACCAATGGTGACTTCACCTTGGTTGGGCAGTACCCGAATCAACCAGCCTGTCTTAGAGCCATAGCAGATAAGCAGCCACCGGAAGGGAAGGCGCACATACATCAGTGTGTACGCATAGACTACGATGACCTTAGAGACTATGCGAAAGAAACAAAGGAATGGAAACAGCTTAATCCATCAAAACACTAATAGGAGATTGATATGCAATTTACGAGCAAAAAACAAATGGCGCGGGCTTTATTAGAAGGCAAGCGATTCAAAAACCATAGAGGAGTAGTAATTTACTACGACGCAAACTTACAAAACCCCTTTCGGTGTGGTCTGAACAGTATGGATAGGGTATGGGAGGATTACAGCGAAGACATCTGGGAAGAGGTGGAAACAGGAGGCCCAACCCCGGTCATAAACGGCGCATGGGACTTATGCCACCGTAACGCAGTGGAGGAAGCCAAGTACCATAACGTTCATCAACACCTTGTTGACTCTTACCAAGTAGGGCAGGCGTGGCAGTGTATGCCCGCTGGAACAAGCGCCTACCGCGACTGTATTAGAAACGGTGTATGGGTTGAGCCGGAATGGGATGAGTCTACGGCCTACCGCCTTCATCCGCACAATGAGCTTATTCAGGCACACCGTGATGGTGCTAAGATTCAGTATTACGCCCACGGTGAATGGATAGAAGAAACCTATCCTGCTTGGTACGAGGGCATCCAATACCGCATCAAACCAGACACAAATATTGTGTACGAATGGATGTACCACGAGCGAGAAACTGACGATTGGATTGTATCCAAGTACCTGATGAACGAGTTTACTGCGGAAATCTTCTTCGCTGACGCGCCTTACCAGAAAACAGGCAGGTCGTGGGAGGTGCCGGCATGAAAAAGTTTGAACTAACCAAGGAAACCAAAGTAGTATCTGGTATTACGTTATATAGAATCAAAAGTCTGCGTACTTTTTCTGATGTAAACAAAGGAGACCTAGGAGGTTTTGTAGAGAAGGAATCAAACCTATCTCATAAAAATGATGCGTGGATATATGACGACGCACGAGTATATGACGAGGCATACGTATCTTGTGATGCACGTGTATCTGGTAACGCCTGTATATGTGGTAATGCCTGGGTATCTGGAAACGCTATAGTGCGTGACAATGCACTAATAGCTGGTAACGCACGGGTAAATCTAAACGCAGAGGTATACGACACTGCGAGTGTATATGGTAATGCGAGTATATACGGCAATTCAAAGGTATCTGGTAAGGCGCGTGTATATGACCGCGCGAGGGTATACGGCCGGGCGTCGGTATCCGGAGATGCAAGGGTATGCAGTAGTGCAAAAGTAGCAGGTGAGACAGTTGCTACCAACAATGTACTAAGTATTGACTTCGATACATATGACATTACCGTAACTGATAACCATATCAAGATAGGATGTCAGCAACACACGAAACAACAATGGTGGTCTTTTACAGACGAGGAAATCAGCGCTATGGATAGTGATGCGGATAAAGCGTTACAGTGGTGGAACAAATGGAAGCCTATACTAATGGCTATATTAGAAGTGAAAAGTATATAAATGTGAGGGGAAATAATATGGGCGATTCTTTATTTACTTTTTTTGTGGGCGCAGCGGTGACAGCGATACTGCTGGTGTTATCGTGGTCGATGTCTGCCTGTGCTATAGGTGAAAACTGTGATAAGCTAGGCAGCTTTTATTTGGGTGATAAGGTTTACAAATGCGAGGTGAAAAAATGAATACCTTCAACCTACTAGAAAATGTTACAGCCGTGGATGTGGTAGCGTTTTTTACTTTTTGTATCGTCGCTATACCTGTGCTTCTTTACGAACTATGGTTTAGCTACATTATACATGGCTACAGTAGCGATATTCTTTTTCGGGATAAGCTTTATAGTTGATGCAATAACTAAAAACACCACGGTCATTATTAACGTATCAACCACAGACACAAACTAAAAGGTAACTTAAGATGAATCTAACACAAAATATGAAGAAGGCCATACTACGATCAATTATGGACGATGTTCCTTCTGTAAGTTTAACAGAGGATGAAGCGCAGCGGATGCTGTATAACGCTATGAGCGAGCCAATAAAACGGATATACGATACAAACAAGAATGCGTTACGTGTTCAATCTATATACGGTGTGGTCGGGGACTATACGAGAACGTTAGTCATAGGTGATGCGAACCCGAATCAAGTATTCAGCGACATTATTAAAAAGCAGGAGGCACGCTGGAAAGCGGAGCAAGACCTAAAAGGCGTCATTAATCAGTGCCGTACCCTGAAGCAGCTAGAGAAAGCCCTGCCAGAGTTCGCTAGTTATTTTCCTAAGCCAGAAGAGAAGCTAGCTAACTTACCAGCCACGCTAGCCGTTAGTGCCCTAGTGTCGCTAGGATGGCCATCAGGGAAGCCTAAAGAAACAAACCAGTAGTGATCATAGGAGGTGGTTAAATGAACAACTTATCAGCCTTGTTTAGAGAAGCACGGCAGTACGGCGCAGTACGTATAGTAACAACCTCTAGTGGATTGTACTACTGCGTCATAGAGTTTGCGACAATAAGTCACGTTACCCTACAAGCGGAATCTGGATGGAACCACCCAACCCCTGAAGATGCCGTGGCTAAATCAATATCCGTAGCCAAGGATATTGTCAACTCGATGGCAGTATCCATTGAACCATTGAAGGAGTTAGCAAAGCTATGACGGCACAATACAAATGGCTACCAAGTGAGCCTACCGCTGAAATGTTAGGCGCCGTAGATTCTTTCATGAACCCAGTAGCAAAGGTACTGTACGAAAAGATGTGGCAGCGCGCGCCGTGGGCCGAACAAGCACCTGTAAAAGCAGATTGGTATAGCGTTAATGATAAATTACCGCCCTCTTTTATCCAGGTATTAGTGTTAGATTCTCAAGAAGGGCGCCATATAGCTATATATGTAGCAGAGTACGATCAATGGTTTAGCGCAGACAATAATCATTTATATAACGTGACACGTTGGATGCCAATACCAGACTACAAGGAGATTTAATTATGACAACCACAACTTTCGAGGCCGCCAAGGTAGGCGACAAAGTATTTTCACCAACCTACGGGTGGGGGGGTGATAGCGATGGTAGACCCTATTAGCACTTACCCTATTTCTGTAGAGTTCCGTTTCCGTACTGCACGAGCTTACACTATGGACGGGTATTACTATGATGACGTGCCCATGCAATCTTTGTTTTGGGACGAGGTTAAGTTCAAAGCCCCAACTAGACCAGTACCGATGAAGCTTATCAATGGGGTTGAAGTCCCTGATATTTCTTTCAGTCCTAGTAGTGGTGAAGTGTGCTACACTCCTTTTCCCATTCATTCAGATTTATACATGAGAATACAATTTTGTTCTTCTGGGGTAGATGAACATCTTGTTGCGCATGGTTTGTGCTACCCGTTTACAGAATATGGTAAGAAGGCGGCAATCCTGCACGCCAAGGCAATGCTTGGAATCTGTAACAATAATAAGGAGTAACCTATGACCCCCTATTCCCACCAGATAACCACGCTTAACTTCATAGATACCTCCGAGGGCAAGACGTTCATTGCGTCTGACCCAGGTACAGGTAAGACCGCCACCGTGCTGTGGTGGTTCGAGAAGGCAAAGCAAGAAGGCAGAGCCAGGCGCCTGCTTGTGCTGTGCCCCAAGTCTATCATGAAAGCCGCGTGGTTCCAGGACGTAAAGACATTTACTCCTAAACTCAAAGCAGCCGTAGCTACTGGTACAGCTAAACAGAAATTAGCGTTACTAAAGGAGCCGCGCTATGACATCGTAATCACTAACCATGATTCGATTAAGCTGATTGAAGAAACACCAGGACTCGCTTTGTTATTCGACACCTGCGTAGTAGACGAGTCGACAGCGTTCAAGTCAGGCACAGCCGCGCGCACCAAGTCGCTACTCAAACTAGGCAGACACTGGCCTAACCGAATCGGCATGAGCGGAACCCCTACCCCACAATCTATCCTGGATTTATGGGCGCAGCTAAAGTTTGTTCGCCCAGATAAGCTACCTTTGTTCGGGGCGTTTAGGGCTGAGGTATGTACCCCAGTAACTAAACGGTTTGCTAACGGATTGAAGGTAACCGAGTGGCAGGAGAAACCCGGGGTACGCTCCGCGTTGATTGCTTACTTCTCGGATACCATCATCCGTTTCGCTAAGGAAGATTGCGTCGACCTGCCTGAGAGAACCTTCCGCACTATGACGGTAGAGTTATCGCCGTCATTGCGTAAGATTTACGAGGACTTCAAGGCAAACGCATTGCTTGAACTTGGCGACACTATGGCCACTTCGGTACACGCTGGAGCCTTAGCTCAGAAGTTATTACAGATAGCCAGTGGTTTTGTTTACGACGTAGACCATGACGCACACTGCCTGTCCGAGGAGCGATATGAGTTGATCGCTGAATTGATTGCAGAGCGAGCGCACTCATTAGTTGCCTTCGCTTTCAAAGCGCAGCGTGACCACCTGTCCGACGTACTTAAGCGCAAAGGTATCACCTTCGCAGTGATCGACGGCGACACGCCAGACCAGAACCGCCATAAGATTGTTGCCGACTTTCAAGCCGGCGAATATCAGACGGTACTGTGCCATCCTAAATCAGCAGGCCACGGCCTAACGATGACGCGAGCAGACACAATTATCTGGACTGGCGCTGTAGCAAACACCGAATGGTTCGAGCAGTTCAACGCCCGCAACCACCGCATCGGGCAGACCCAACGCACCGAGGTTATTATGATAGCCGCCGAGAATACCTATGAACAGAAACTATACCAACGCTTGATGCAGAAACGCGATCAGCAGTTGGACTTGTTAGAACTATTGAAGGAGTAACTATTGTTCGACGCTAATAAACTACCCAGCTTCCTTCAAGCTTACATGCCCGAGCCAGAGAAACCAGTCCTTAATAAGTGGAGCTTCTCTGCCTGGTCATTGATGAAGGAGGTACCTTACCTACTCTATGCCCAGGAGGTGTTAGGTATCCGACGTGAATCCAATGGTGCCGCCAGCCGTGGCACTGAGCTTCACCAAGGTATCGAGGACTACATCCACGGCAAAGCAGTTACCTGCCACGATGTAGGTAAGGAAGTAGTAGACGCCCTTAAGGCAAATGGGTACACCCTACTGCCGGAAGAAGCATTCTACTTAACACGGGATTGGCAACGGCTTCCTACTGGGGAAGGTAAAGCCATGACCGCTATCATGGACGTACTCGCTACCCACCCTGATCTGCCACCGAAGATTATTGACTGGAAGTCAGGGCGTAAGTACGAGATAAAGCATACGCAGCAAGGGCAACTCTACGCTGCTGTACTGCACAAAGTATTCGGTGTTGATGAATGTGAGGTGGCCTTCCACTATCTGGACGGACACAAACCTTTAATCATCAACTTCGATAAACGCCTGATGAAGCAAGCTACTCAGTTCTGGGTAGCTGAAGGCGAGAAGATGTTGACCTATGGTAAGTCAGCATTTGCTCCGCCCGACACGCTTATAGGGCTTGCCCCCTGGTACAAGGACGTACTTCAGCGTCCTGAGTTTTACAACCCAGAACACTTCCCTGCCCCATATTATGTAGGTAATGGGGGTTGACGGAAGTAATAAGCAACGCTTATAATAATACTCGTTGTAGTCATCATTTATTGATGAGGGCCTCCAGCCGCAGGTGAGGAATAACAGCGGTGACCGACGACATCTCCGAGTAATGTCTAGGCTGACCAACGGAAAGACGTTTGACTGATGGAAAGACATCGCGCCTCAAGTTGAGGTCATTTTATTTTTATGTACTGGAGATTACGATCATGGCTAAAGAACTAGCAAACTCAATGCAAACTGCTAACACATTACCTTCATTCTTACAGGGCTTTGCCTCTGCTAAAGACACATCTAAGATGGACGCTTCGGACTTTTCCGTCCCGAGCATTACCTTAGTACAACCTACTTCTGAACTCGCTGGCGAAGACCCAACCAAGATCGGTAAGTTTGTCAACTCCCTAACTGGCGAAGCCTTCGATAGTATCCGTGTCTATAGCCTCGGTATGCGTAAAGTGTTCCGCGTTGTATCTGAAGACTCTGAGAACCAAGAATACTTCGGCTACCGCTTAACTCGCGAAGAAGCGGAAGCATTAAGCAAACAACACGTAGGGTCAGTGGTAACAGAAGGCCACCAGAACTTTGTAGTCCGCGCGGACAGCGATTCTGGTCTCGCCGCCGCTATCATCCATGCCAGCTCTAAGTCAGCGGTACGTGCTTCTCGTGACTGGAACACTTCAATCGTTATGGAGTACGGTAACGTGCCTCGCCAGGCGTTGATCTGGAAGTTGACTGCTAAGAAAATTAAGTACAGCAAAGGCTCTGCAGTTGGCTACGTTATCGAAGCATCTGTTGACGGCCATGTCCCAGACGAAGCTACGATGCGTCAGTTAGTAGAACTTTCTGAAGCGGTTATGAAACAATAAGCTAACCCATCCCTTCGCGCCCCGCTTTTATAAGCGGGGTTTATTTATTTAAGGAGAACATAATGGCAACACTATCAGACCTAGCTGCCCGCATTAAAGAGCTACGCGCTAACAAAGCAGGCCTCAACGAACAGATCAAAGCTATCGACGCTGAACTTGTTAACCTAGAGAGTGACCTGATCGACTTCATGTCTTCTCAAGGATTGAGCAAGGTAACCGCCGAAGGACTAACGATGTCCATGAAGCTACAAGAAATCCCGGCAGTAGAAGACTGGGACGCTTTGTATGACTACGTTTACGATAATCGAGCAGGCTACCTCTTCCAACGCCGACTCACCGCAGTTCATGCTAAAGAGTTACGTGACTCAGGCTGCGATATTCCAGGTATTCGTTGGATTGAAGAACCGAAGATGTCTTACACTGCTGCTTAATGAAGGACTCGTATGAACGAACATTCTTTCATTCAATCAGTACACCGTAAACTAGCTAAGGAGGTTTACGTGTGGAAGATAAATGCCGCCTTCCAGAACGGCGTGCCAGATGCCTATTACTCAGGCCCGACAGGTGACCTGTGGATTGAATATAAGTATGGCACATCCCATGAAACGTCGGCTTTGCAACAGCTATGGCTAACTGAAAGGAATAAAGAAGGGCGGACATGCTGGTTAGTTTGGGGTAAATCCCCCAACGAAGTAGCAGTTTTTAAGGGGCCTGATTATCCAAAGCGTCTACCTAAAGACGCTCAGGTAATTACCAAGGCGCAGCTTATCTCTGATATTCTTCAGCACTGCAAAGCGCCTAGACCTTAGTAACGAGTTGGTAAGTTACCTAACGGCGTGACTATTCACCCAGTCGTTGGTAAAATGTATCTAACTGGTTTGATTTAATTAACCCCCGGTCACGCCCGGGTTCTTTTAACTATAAAGGATAAGCGCCACTTATTATGGAACGATTCACAGACCCTCTCGACATCGCTCAGATGTGGGCGGAGAACGAAACAGCTTACGCACTCGCAGCCCACAAGGAGCGAGCAACATCCCTAGGCTTGATACCGAACGGTGCGTGCCATTACTGCGGCAACGATGTCGGGCAGGGAGAGCTTTACTGCGACGAGGAGTGCCAACGCGACCACGTCGAAGAACAACGCCGCATTGAGTGGGCGAGGAAGGTAAGAGGTGGATAACCACTACCGCCATCCTACACCACGCTGGGCTTATGCCGCAGCGTTTTTGTTACTAATTATTTTGTACCACATCGGAGGACACACATGACCCATACATTCAACGCCCCTTGGTCGGCAGGGCTGATGGCCTTAGCCAAGTTGTTACAAGCCTGCAAAAACGAGGCAGGCAGAGTAACTAACGAGCCGCGCTATAGGGAGATCATGGAGAAGATCGACTTGTATATGGCCAATGCGCGGCTTCTTCATCCAGAATACTTCTATACTGATAAGGAATTAGAAGTTATGGACAAGGCCGTAGGACCAGACGGTTACCAACAAGCACGAAACATTATCGAGAGCTGGAAACGATGAACGATAAAGAGAAACTACAGGACTGTAGAAAACGACTGACCACTGTACTAACAGACCACCAACGCCTCACCCATGAGGCTTTATTTAACCGTAAAGAGATAGGTATGGCCGCTGTTCGCCGCATGATGCAAGCAGCTAACCAGCCTCCGTCTGACTTCAGCACCGCCCTGTTGTACCGAGAGCTTGTCCGCGAAGAGTACGATGTCGAGTTGAACAGAGCATGGAACGCTATCTTAGCCTTGCGTACTGGTACCAAGGTGTATGACGAAGACGGGAATGAGGTAACTGTAGCCGATGCCCACGTCGCCATGCTCGATGCCATCGCCGACACCATCGTTACCTTGCAAGGTTTGGCCGAAGGGCTTGGCTATGACTTGGTTGGCGGATACAACGAAGTTATGGCCAGCAACCTAACTAAGATTCAACCGGACGGCACAGTACATAAACGTCCTGACGGGAAGATTCTTAAACCAGTTTCATACCGCCCTCCGGTATTAATTAAGTACATAGGGGCGCAAGCATTATGATTACAGGAGCATTAATATGAATAACTTCATGATACATCTTATCTCAGCGGTAATGACCGCGGCTGCATCCATTGCCGTGTTCATGTGGATTGGGTACTGGGTAGCGCAAGGCGTCCGACTAGCAGGAGGGTTTGTGGTATGAGTACCTTAGATTTCACCGAGATTGAGCTGGCTGATACAGAAGCTTATAGCGACGACCAGCCCTACCCGCGTATCAATATATCGGTTAGAGATGCGGGGGTACTCCCAATAAAGTTGACAGTACAAACCTCAAAAGATAGCGGTTTTTTGACGGATACCTTTGCAAGCGTCGAGAAAGCAGAGTTAGCCGCTTATACGATCATAGAGAACATGCGCCTTGCCGATGAGGCCAACAAACGTATTAAGGAGAAACTACATGGGGCTTAACCAGATTAAAGCAGAACTGATAGATTGCATGGGTAGCGACTTGCGAGTAGTAGATTCAGCGCGCGTCAGTTTCAACAAACAGAGCGATGGCAGTGAGCCAGAGAAAGACGCAAAGTTGATAAAGTACCTAGCCAAGCACGACCACTTCACACCCTTTACTCATTGCGTTATCACGCTGCGAGAGACAGTGCCTATCTTTGTGGCACGGCAACGGTTCAAGCATACTGTAGGCTTTACCTACAACGAGATCAGCCGTCGTTATGTAGACGACACACCGGAGTTTTTCCTCCCTGACGAGTGGCGCGAACGCCCAGAGGGCAGCGTTAAGCAGGGCAGCGGGCAAAACTTGGTCACCGCCCTACCGCATTTTTATGGACAAGCGCGTAATATAGATACGTCGGTGTATGACTTATATACCCACGCAGAAGACCTATACCGCGCTATGCTGGATGCCAATGTAGCACCAGAGATGGCTCGTATGGTGCTGCCACAGTCAATGATGACCAGCTACTATGTGACCGGGTCACTCATGGCGTTCGCTCGTGCATATAAACTACGAAGCGATACGCACAGTCAGCTAGAGATTCAACATCTAGCAACTCTCTGGAATGAAATTATAAGACCGTTGTTCCCTGTATCATGGGCGGCTTTAGTAGATAACGAGAAGGAGTGAGCATGGACATGTTAGATGTTTATCGCAAGTCGTGCAACGCCTTGAGAGAGGAGAACAAAAGGTTACGCGAAAACACCAAGAGAAAGGACACAGCAATGTTCTTGATGATAGTCGCGTCGATTGTAGCTTTAACCCTAATGGAGGTATTGAAATGAGAGAAGGATACGCAGCCAATGTGTATACTGCGGCTGATGAATTATTAACAGTTATGTCTAGCCACCCAGTGATGGATGGTATCCCCCGCCTTAGCACTGGCGATGCTGAGTGTGTTTGAACAGTTGGCGGGAGATGGCGACTTCGGCCGAACTATGGCGACCAGTTCAATACGGTTTTTCAAACAGACGCTAACCGATTTAGAGGAAAGCCTAGCCAAGGCACCTGAAAGGACGATTATTCAATGACAGGAGCAGACCATGACGACTAACCAGAAGTTGCGAGAAGGCATGAAGCGTTGTGTAGAGGCGTTTGATCGTGTTACAGAAGAGCGAGATTTGTTGCGTGATCAGTTGGCGCAGGCAGACAAAGAGGTTAAGTTTTTGGCTGTTGTCTCGTTCTCGGCATCGGTAGCGCTTATCGCTTTCGTTACTGCAACAGCCTTAGCAAAGTAAGTAGGAGTATTAAGATGAGACCTGTAGGACCGTTTAATGTAATGGAACCGCTTCCGCAGTATGACCAAAACAACATGACTGTAGGGCACAAGTACGATGCGGGTAAAGCTCGCTTCGACCTGATGCCAGCCGTAGCAGAACTTAAGATCGCTGGGGTGTTAAAGTATGGAGCATGTAAGTATGCGCCCGATAACTGGCGCAAGGTGGAAAACCCAGAAGCCCGTTATTTGGCAGCAGCACTACGCCACATAAACGCTTGGCGCAGGGGCGAGAAACGTGACCCAGAGTCCGGGTTGTCACACCTAGCCCACGCGGCAACAAGTTTAATGTTTGTGATAGAGTTGGTATCAGATGAACACAACGATGTCTAGCAGCCATACCGACCTGACGTACGCACAGGTAGAAGATATGTGGAGGCACCCGCATGAGCTGACCCCGGTGGAATATGAGTTGGTTAAATATATTCTGAATAACGAACTCTATGATGCTGATGGAAATTCTATTGAGGAGTTACACCAGCGGATAGCTGACTACGAGTACGACTTGCAGAAGCAAGAACGGGAGATAGCACACATGGCCGCGATAATCGACGAACAAGATTACAGAATAGACCAACTCAACGATGATTTATTCTGTATCGAAGAAGAACTCGCAACATATAAGGAGGCAAATAGTGAATAGCATCTATGGAAAATCCTGAAGAGAAGATAAGGCGCAGACGCGCTCAACTCATGGTTCATTCCTACCTGTACTACGAATTGGATACCCCGATGATTACAGACGATACGTGGCAGGAATGGGCTAATGAATTGGTTGCGCTGCAACAGAAGCACCAAGAACCTGTCGGTTTTTTCGACGACCTGTTCAAAGACTTCGACGGTTCTACAGGGTACCACCTAACGAAGAACGAGTGGGCGCGTAGCACGGCAACTCGTTTACTAATGTACAATCCATATACAAGAGGCTAATAATATGACGACTAAGAAAGTAGCGAAGAAGGTAGACACCCAGGACACAGTAGCGCCAAAGTTACCTGACCTAGCCAAGTTAGAAGAGACCCTAGGCCGGGCCAAGCAGCAGGCTAAGACACTTAATGTAATAGACAATATGCTCAGACTGCATAAAACACATCCGTGTATGTTGTCTGTCGATGGTATTTCCTACGTCGTAGACCCCGACGATTCCGCTGTTATGGCAATTCTTAAGAAGCGTGAAGCTATTGGCTGGAAGAATATCAAGCGTACTCTAGCCGCAATGAAAACGATAATTGATAGCACAGGGATGTATCAGCAATGAGTATCTTCAAACCGACAGAGGTGTCACACCTAGGGCAGCCTATGTTCTTAGGGGAAAGTGTAGACGTTGCTCGTTATGACACAATGAAGTATCCGTGGATTGACAAACTTACGGACAAGCAGTTGGGTTTCTTCTGGCGACCAGATGAGATCGACCTGTCCAAAGACGCCATAGACTTCCGCGAGAAGCTGACCGACAACGAGCGCCATGTATTCACAAGTAATCTGAAGTATCAGACATTACTCGATTCGGTACAGGGGCGCGCGCCTACCCTAGCTTTTGGAACGATATGTTCGCTACCAGAGTTGGAGACATGGCTACACACCTGGGCTTTCTCGGAACTAATACATTCGCGCAGCTATACTCACATCTTGCGCAATGTATACCCGAACCCTACAGAAGTGTTAGACAGCATCACTATCACGCCAGAGATTCTTGATCGAGCCGTGGCTGTGACTAGCGAGTATGATAAGTTAATTGACCTTAACTCGCGCCTGCAGGTGTTCGGGGAGACCGACCAAGTGTCCCACCGTCGTCAAGTGTTTAAGACCCTAGCCTCGGTAAACATCTTAGAAGCTATCCGTTTCTATGTATCGTTTGCCTGCGCCTGGTCTTTCAATGAGCGCGGGTTGATGGAGGGTAACAGTAAGATCATCACGTTCATTGCCCGTGACGAAGCTCTCCATCTGTCCGGCACGCAGCTAATGCTCAAGGCCATGATGCACGGAGACGAAGAGGATGAATGGCAACGCGCCGCACATGACTGCCTGGATGATGTGTTCCGTATGTTCGATGAAGCGGTCGATCAGGAGAAGGCATGGGCTAACTACCTGTTCAAAGACGGTAGCATCATCGGCCTCAATGCCACCATCCTCAGTCAGTACGTTGAGTACATTGCCAACACTAGACTAAAAGCCCTAGGCTTTAGCGAGCGTTATAAAACGGAGCGCAACCCGCTACCGTGGACCAACGCTTATATCAACCGGGACGCAGTACAGGTGGCTCCGCAGGAAGTAGAATTGTCTAACTACCTGACCGGCGCACTTAACTCGTCAGTCGATTTACAACAACTACAAGGACTATCGCTTTGAATGTAACAAAACGTGACGGCTCAGTAGAGCCAGTAAACTTGGATAAGATTCACCGTGTCATCACATGGGGCGCGGAGGGGTTAGACGTATCAGTATCTCAGGTGGAGTTAAACGCCCACCTGCAGTTGTTTGACGGTATCAAAACATCAGACATCCATGCGCTGATTGTTAAGTCCGCTGCCGATCTCATCACCGCCGAGACACCGGACTATCAGTACCTAGCAGCACGCTTGAAGATGTTTGCCTTGCGCAAGGAGGCCTACGGTCAGTTCGAGCCTCCTCACCTTCGTGATCACATCAAGCGCATGGTCGAGTTAGGACGGTACGAAGACGAACGCCTGCCCTTGTATAGCGACGAAGAGTTAGAATTACTCAACGCCCAGCTAACACACAACCGTGATTTCACCTTCACTTATGCGGCTACCGTACAGTGGGAGAGTAAGTACCTAGTACAAGACCGCGTAGACAAGCGCGTCTACGAGTCGCCGCAAATGGCGTACATGGCGCAGGCAATGGTACTGCACGCCGAATACCCTGATCGCTTAACACGGGTAGCCCGTTACTACGAGGCCTGCTCGACGTTTAAGATTAGCCTACCTACCCCAATCATGGGCGGTGTGCGTACTCCGACCAAGCAGTTCAGCTCGTGCGTTAAGATCGACATAGACGACTCGCTTGACTCGATCATCGGCGGCGTGAAGGCAGCAGTCAAATACATCAGCCAACGCGCTGGCTTGGGCATCAACATCGGACGTATCCGAGGAGTAGGCAGTAAGGTTCGTAATGGCGACGTATACCATACCGGTGTATTGCCATTCCTAAAACTACTACGCGCGGCGGTCAAGTCCTGCTCGCAAGGCGGGGCACGCGGCGGAGCAGCGACGGTGTTCTACCCACTGTGGCATATTGAAGCCGAGCAGTTGTTGGTGCTGAAGAACAACCGTGGTACAGAGGAGACACGTGAACGTCACCTAGATTACGGCGTACAGCTTAACCGAACCATGTACGAGCGCCTGCTCACCGGCGGCACTATTACCCTGTTCAGCCCAGCGGATACGCCAGGCCTTTATGACGCTTACTTCGGAGACCCAGATCACTTTGCCACTCTTTACGAGATGTACGAAGCTGATCCGACTATCCGTAAAAAGTCGATGAGAGCCGTTGACCTGTTCAGTTCTCTGGTACAAGAGCGTGCCCAGACTGGTCGTATCTACGTGATGAACGCCGATCACATGAACACCCACAGCGCTTTCACTGATACTGTGTATATGAGCAATCTTTGTATGGAGATTGCCCTACCTACCAAACCAGTAGACATCGAGACGCAGATGGGTGAAGTCGCTTTGTGTACCTTAGCAGCAATCAACCTAGGTGCTTGCAGCGAGGAGGACATTCCTGAAGTGGCGGAGTTGATTGTTTATGCACTAGACGCCCTGCTCAGTTATCAGGACTACCCTATTCGTGAGGCGAGAGCGGCAACACTACGCCGTTCGCTAGGCGTGGGTATAACCAACTATGCTTACTACCTAGCGAAGAATGGCGTCAAGTATAGTGACGGCTCGGCTAACAACTTGACTCACCGCTTGATGGAGCAGATTCAGTTCCACCTACTTGCTGCCAGCAATCGTTTGGCACAGGACCTCGGCGTTTGTGCGTACTTCCCGCATACCAAATATGCGAAAGGCTTACTACCCATCGACACCTATAAGCGCGACGTGGATAGTATTTGTTCTGAACCATTGCATTGTGACTGGGAAGGACTGCGCCGCAAAATCGAACAGTTTGGTTTGCGCAACTCTACCGTCACTGCTTTGATGCCGTGCGAGACTAGCTCGCAGATCACCAACTCTACCAACGGTATCGAGCCACCACGCGGTTTGGTTTCTATCAAAGGTAACAAAGACGGCCTATACAAACAGGTTGTACCGGAGATCGGACAGGTAGATTACGAATTGTTATGGGACATCCCGAACAACCGTGGGTACCTAGAGTTGGTGGCGATCATGCAGAAGTTCGTCGACCAGTCAATCAGCGCCAACACCAATTACGACCCAGCGCGTTTCGCTGACGGACGTGTACCGGTGCAGGTGTTGCTACAAGACCTAGCCCTAGCCTACAAGCTAGGTATCAAGACCCTCTACTACCACAATACTCGCGACGGCTCGGACACGAGTGAAGACGACGGCTGTGCAGGTGGAGCTTGTAAACTTTAACCATAGGGGCTTCGGCCCCTACTTAATTTGGAGAAAACGATATGACAAAACATATTATGTGCGACTTGGAAACATTGGGCACCGGACCAAATGCAGCGGTGTTGTCAGTGGCATTGATAGTGATCGACGCTGAGGACAAGAGCTTTAGAACGGTCGATAGCTACTACGGTAAGGCAGATAAGAAAACAATTACGGGCGATATTGACACCGATACCGTGATGTGGTGGATGGAGCAGGACGATGCTGCCCGAGCTGAGTTGCTAGTGGAGGGCGACGCCAAGCCGGAGTATAAGCTAGCCCATGACGTTAGTGAGTTCTTGCGCGATAATAGTGGGGCCATGTTATGGGGTAACGGAGCTTCATTCGATAACGTTATCCTTCGCAGTCTGCTAAAACGGAACAGCATAGAGTGGCCACTCCCGTACGGCAACGACCGCTGTTACCGTACCCTTAAGGCTATGTTCCCGCAAGTAGCTAAACCGGAGTTCCAGGGAACAAAGCACCACGCATGGTACGATGCAATGAATCAAGTAGAACATTTGTATGCTATATTACAGCACCTTAGAAGATAGATAAATGCCCCTCCACGGGGCTGGAGACACTTATGGAATTTTTAGAATGGGCGACTGGGACTTACATAGTCGCCGGCATCCAACTCTGCGGCTTTGTCGCGGTAGTCATGTACCTAATAGCCCCGTGGGTATATGGCGATGTTAATGAAGCTTTATTCGACCTACCACGTTGGTCGTTGGGAAGACGAGGCAAAGAAGCCACTGGCTATCTGTACTGGGTTCTACTCCCTGTTGGCGTGCTAGCTTGTATCGCTGGAGGTTTGGCCGCGGCTCTAAGCCTTCTAACCCTTAAACCTTTTCTACTATTGCTAATTAAAATAATTGGACACTAAGACGATGCCATTACAAACCTTGTTCATAGACTTTGAAACCTATTATGACAACGAATACTCTCTAAAACGAATGACCACTGCGGCGTATGTAATGGACGAACGCTTCCTATCACGCGGTGCCTCAGTAGCTATTGACGATGGAGAACCTTTGTGGTTGCCTGACGATAAGCTACGTTTGTTTCTAAAAGACATTGACTGGGGCAACACACGTGTTGTCGCCCACAACACTCTGTTCGATGGTTTTATCCTAGTGCATCGCTACGGATATACCCCTGCGGAGTGGTGCGATACTGTATCACTTCTTAGTTATTGGTTTGACTGGGACAACATGGCACTAAAAAATGCTGCGCGTCGTTTAGGTTTGCAGGATAAAGGCGATGCTCTCGAAGCCACCAAAGGTAAACGTGAACTGTCCGACGACGAACAGGCTGCGTTAGATGAATATGCTATCGGCGACTTGGTTATATGTCGTGACATATTTAATCAGCTTCATGGTATTACGATGCCAGAAGAACTTGCTGCTATCGACATGACTATTGATATGATGGTTTATCCACGATGGGAGACTAAGCCTGACAAACTGGAGGAGTACGCAGACCGCCTAGCTTCCGAGAAAGAAGGGCGCTTGGCTAAGAACTTCGCTACCGTACGCGAGGCCTTGTCTATGGAACAAATGCAGAACCTAGATAACCTAGGTTTACGAGCGTTTGCTTCCGCTCCAGCTTTCTACGATATTCTTATGGACCTCAACGGCGAAGTACCTATGAAGTTAGTCAAGGCAAAAGTAGGTACAGTCAATGCAGTACGCAAGGCCAAAGAGAGAGCGCGCATCCGTTTGTCTGACCTTCGCGCTGCGGTTAGAGCATTAATCGGTCGCATTCGTGAACGCCAAGCAGCCTATGATGCAAGAGCCAACAAGGCTACAAAAGCTGCTGAGGCAGACCTTCGTGTTATCGCTAACATGAAACGCAACGTAGCTAAGGCATTCGAGGCCAAGGCTATCCTGTTCGCTACATTAAAAGCTAAAGACCTAAAGGTAGGGCAGTTGGTTCGCAAACCAGCCCTAGCCAAAACCGATGAAGGCTTGCTCGCTTTACTAGAACACGATAACGATGCAATCGTCGCTGCGGTAGAGGCTCGCTTAGACATTATGTCGAGTATTAACGAAACACGTGCCCGCACCCTAGCACAGGTAGGCCGGGCTATGGGTAACAAAATACCTACACCTTTACGTTATTGCGGGGCGCATACCAATCGCCACAGCGGTAAGGAGTACAACCTACAGAACTTACCATCCCGTGGAGACACCACGCTGCGCTCATTGCTTGTCCCGCCTGCTGGATACAAACTCGTCGTCGCTGACCTATCACAGATCGAGCCGCGTACGTTAGGCTACTTATCTCAGTGCCAAGGGTACATCAAAGCTTTCCCTGCCGACGGGTCGTCTTTGATCTACGAAACAGCCGCAGCAGAGATGTACTCTGTACCTGTTGACGAAGTAACCAAGGCGCAGCGTCAGATGGGTAAGATTTCGGTACTTGGACAAGGCTATGGTATGGGGTGGAGAAAGTTTATCTCCTATGCTAAAACTGTAGCTAAGGTAGAGCTGACAGACGAAGAGTCGAAGTTCGCTGTGAACAAGTACCGTGCGACCTTCCCAGAGATTCCAGCTTTCTGGGATTTGTGCGACGACATGATTCCCCGTATGGCTAGGTACAAAGGGTTTAGCCATAAGTTTAACGGTATCGAGTTCCGTCACCAAGCAGTTATCCTACCGTCTGGCAGGTTCCTGCGCTACGACAACTTGCAGAAACGCGAAACCACCGACTTAGATGAAGACGGTAATATCGTTTCTCGTCGTATGCAATGGCTATACGGGGACGGAGCACTACATGGTTTGTACGGCGGACTGTTTGTAGAGAACCTTGTCCAAGCACTTTCTCGCGACGTCATCGTTGACATGGCCCTCGATGTTCGCAATAATGTCCTGTCTAAACAGTTAGGGGAACTTATCGTTAACCTAGTTCATGACGAGATTGTTTGCGTAGTAAAAGAGGATAGAGCACAGATGGTAGCAGAGAGAATTAAAAAGATTATGAGCACAACCCCACGATACCTGGAGGGCATGCCCCTCTCCTGTACCATCAGTATTGTAGATAATTACGCAGAGGCAAAATAATGATTCTTACTTTCCTAGAAGGCATAGGCCGGGCACGACGCTTGGCCAAAACATTTAGTAAACAACCAGACGGCAGTATCAGCAAGAGCGCGTACCCTAACGCCCGCCGTGTGTCATCATTTACTACTGAAGTAAATAGCATAGACGAATTTACGAACGCGCTTCGTGACAATGCTGATAAAGGCCGTGCTTTATTCACCTCCTCATTAACTCGTACCTTGAATAAAGAGTCACGTAGTGGCATGGCGAAGGACGCGCAAAAGCTACCTTGGCTATGTATGGACTTTGATGGCGCCCCCTATGACAGTGTGGAAGACTTCATCAGCGACGTACCGTACCTGCAAGGCGTATCTTACATCGTGGCTTACTCAGCGTCACAAGGTTTTAAGGATGGGTTAAACGCCCACGTATTCTTCCTACTGGACGAACCAGCCTACTACACGGAGCTTAAATCCTTATTACTTGGTATCAACTGGTATACGGATACCCTACGCTCGGCGTTTACCTTGTCGGAATCCCGCATGACCGTACACCGTCCGTTGGATACCGCGGCTGTTCGTAAGGCATCGCTGATCTACCTTGCCCCACCGGTACTAGAGGGCGGTCTGGAAGACCCGTTCGCCTCACTGGAAGACCGTATCTTCGCTGTCCATAAGGAATACGAAACCCTTAACATCGGGCGCTTCCCCGCTATGTGGAGAGACACAGCTTACTTCGCCCATGCTATGGACGAGTATATCGACGAATTGCGTGCGGTGCTTGGGTTAGAACCTTTGCGCAAACACCGTGCTACTCGTAACGAAGACGGCTTTGACGTTCAGTATCTACAAGTGCCGCCTAACACTAAAGTTTCCAAAGCACCAGGACCATTGCATGAGAATGGAGTGGTACGCTGCAACGTAAACAATGGTGACAGCGGAGCCTACTACTTCCGCTTCGGAGTTATCACTGAAGATACCTTGATGTTTAACTTCAAAGAAGAAGACCCTTTCCTTTTAGCAGCGGCAGACCCAGAGTTTACTAAAGCATGGAACGACTGGTACATCGCCCAGAAGCAACAGGCTTTAGTGTTGCCAGACTGGTTAGGCGCTTATGTCGCCGCACCGGCAGAGGAAGAAGACGAGGAAGAAGACGAGGAAGTCGAAGAAGCCAAGGACGAGGTAGAAGACGAGGCAGAACTGTTACCCGCTTTACTAGAGACGACAGAAGAAATGACACCTTCAATTATTCCACCAGGGCACATCCACCCAGATGGGCATTTCATTTTCCGTGATCGTTTACAGGATGAACACTACGAATATCGTCGTCGTCGTGACGGTACTATCTCCTTGTCACCGCTCAAGCTAACTTCGGCAAAGACTCAGGCAAAGGTTCTCGGCATCAAATATAACAAGGATAAAGGGTTCCCTACCGCTACTCTAGTCCATGATGTTAACGACAGCCGCAGTATGTACGAAGAAGCAGGTGAGCTTTACATCAACACCTACACATCGCCTATGGTTATTTCATTTCTACCTGATGATAAGCGGGACTTAACTCCGATGCGAGCCATCAAGGAAATGAAGAAGCGCACTCCAGCCTACTATCAGACGGTGCTCCAAGCTATGGGGTCGGACGAGAAAGCAGCGGCCCACTTCATTAACTGGTTGTCGGTACTTTTCACGCGACCAAATGCTCGTGTAAATACTGCATGGCTGCTACGTGGGATACATGGTTCTGGTAAGTCTTCGTTAGCTGAAACCATGCTGCACATGATGGTAAACTACGGCCGCGAAGCACTGGACGACAGCGTTCATGTTATTGATATGGCGTTGTCGATCAGCTCGTTCGATGACTGGCGTTTAGGCAAGAAGTTGGTGCTTGTTGACGAAGTCGAGGTTACTGCCAGCCAACGCACACAAGGAGGCCAGCTAGTCTACAACTGGTACAAGACGTTGGTGTCTAGTTCTCGTGCTACTCTTAACAAGAAAGGCGCGCGCTTAGATAACGTCAAGTTGAACACTGGCTACATATTCGCCTCCAACTATCACGACCGTTTCTATGTGGACCCAACTGAACGACGCTACCATGTGCCTCCGTTCCAACATAAGAAGATGATGGAAGGCGTGCCGCTGGCGGCTCAATGCGAGTCGTGGGCTGAGTTCAAAGAGAAATACGTTATGAAAGAAATCCCTGCGTTCGGGGAAATACTATCACGGGTTAAGGCGTGCGAGCGTACTGCCCAATCTTTATATGACTGCGGAGATTTCAAAATGATTGCTGAAGCATCGAAAAACACAATGGACGCCTATGCTGGTTGGATTAAAGACGGCGACTTCGATACCTTGGTTGCCAACGTATTTGATGCTGTGGACTCTGACGTAGGTTTGATCGAGAAGCCAGCGGTGGAACACGCCATGCGCTACATCGCCTACGTTGCCGCGACAAAAGCTTCAGAGACAAACCGTATGCCTACCAGCGTGGCAATGAGTTTGTATCAAGCGGTATCGCCTGCATCGAAGATTTCCACCAACATGCTAACCCGTCGCTTACAGCAGTTAGGGGTGGCATACCTAGGGCCAACGAGCCTAGCCCCTGGACTACTGGATGCAGTTGGCGGTGCCCGTACTAGCCGTTCGCTGTTAGTTAATTGGGATGAGAAGGCTGACTACGCGGCGGTATTATCGCATCCTATTATCCGTCGCTATGTGGCAGACATGGGAGTGAAGGAGGTAGCAGTCAGTGGCGCAAACCAAATATCTGCGAGCCTACATTGATGAGAGCGGGGCCAAGGACCCCGTTTTTATTGACCGTATGAAAGTGGCAGCCGATGTTTTTCACTTCATACACACCGATGGGCTGTACAAGGGAGACCGTGTATTTAGAGCAGCGGAGGTTATGGCGTTCTTTGAGGTGTTAAAACATCCGAACTTAGTCATAACAGCCGGCGCGCCCTTCATGCTTAAGGATGACAGATGGTGGCGCAGTAAGCTGATCTGGTTATCGAATAACTCCCAGAGATTAAGTGAAGTGCAGAAACCAAGAGGCACCGTAGGCGAAATGCTATTAGCGTACGTGCTTCATGACCGTGAGCTTGTATTCAAACATAGAGGATACGAGGGAACTGACAAAGCATATCTGCCTTTACTTCTTACGCCGCCGCCTCCTGCTCCACCACTTCGTCATCTGGTGACGCTATATGGCTCCGGCGTTATGTGCTTCCAGTACCCGAATCCTAAAGGCGCGGAACGGGAATCACGAAAGCTAGCATCATCCTACTTCCCAGCCGTGGCGGCTTACCGCTGGGGCGTAACACCTATCAAGAACAACTACAAATACCCATAAGGATAAACAACATGGAAATCAAAAAACGAAAAGGACTACGTAAGTCAATCAACGATAAATGCAAAGAGTGCTGTTATCACCCCGATAACGGCGGCGGCTCTTGGCGGCAGCAGGTAGAAGCCTGTACCGTTACGAGTTGTGCTTTGTGGGAAGTACGCCCTAAATCAGTAGGGCGTGCATTGTTAGAAGACGAAGAGGAAACGGACGATGAGTGATGGAATCAGGTGGCGTCAGGACTGTAGGCGTCCTGCGTTTTGTTGGTGGCTATATAGGTATGGCCACCGCATACTCACTCGTTTGGTTGATGGATGTTGTGGAAATCTGGTACCCAGACGAGGTGCTGCCACTAACATTGGAGATCGGGCCGCCCCACGAGTCAGTAGAGTGTGAATTATCCACGTAGGAGAACGCATTATATGCGCTGTTGCTTACCGGTGTAGGGTATACATACCCGTCCGCGGCTATCATGTTGCGTAGGACTATTGTAAGTCCTAGCGTGCGGTAGGAGGCTATATATCCTCCATAACCATCGCAGCCGTAGTCCATAGTAATTGACTTATAATAAAAAGCACGATCAAAAAGATACTGGCCACTTCCGTAAAAAACTATCGACTTTCCTGATGTTCCTGATACTAAAGCCTGCGTTCTATTGGTAGAAAATGATACAGGGGCGGCAACTAACACGTCTGCTCTCCCTTTAATTGGTTTGAATTTAGCGGGATACCCGAATACTTCCACCCCGGCAGTGTTAGCTATGGATATGCCGGTCGTTGAGCCGTCACGCATATTTGGCGTGTAGCCAGCATAGGCGTCGATTACCGGCAACATTGGGGCATCTACCGGGTTGATATCATACCCCAAAACATCACTCGGTCCGGACGGTATCATATTTCCAACCCATACATAACCGCACTCGTTCTGTCTAAGGTACCTTCCGCTGTAGCTATACCAGGGGGTTGTAGCAGACTGCGATATTATCGTTTTTGGGGCGGATGTGCCGAAAACGTTCCATCCCCCGTTGGTAGGCTCTATGGAGTCTATGGCATGAACGCCACTACTCGGAACTCGCATAGACACCAATAACGGCGCCCCAACACCGGCTATATATGGCAGGAAAGTAACCCATTTATAAACGGTGTAGCTGCCTGAATATATGCCTACGTATTTCGGAAATCCATTGAAAGCGTGTCCCTGATATACCCAAGTCCCCACGCCGGTCCAGGCCCTATATAGGTGGGGAACATCGGCGGAGACGTATGCTGTGCCTATGTCGTTATAGAATAGACCACCGTATAAACTCATTTTACGTAAATTTCCAATACACCAGCAGGCGCCCTTGATGCGTCAACAACTACATATATGCTTAGGGATGCTGGGTCTCTTTGTACGTAAGCATCAAAAACCTGCGCCGAGCTATATACAGCCCCAGGCGAGATTACGTTCCTACGCCGAAGGTATATGTTACTGTTGTAAAGCTCTTTTGGTAGAGGTATTGTAACCCTAGTCCCGGCGTTTATTGTGTAAACTCCGTATGTATTTATGTTAAAGTCCGTTGTGTCCCATAACGGAGCACCGTTCTCATCGTAAAAACCAACACCTGTACTCATGCCAATTTCCCTATCACTACGCGCAACACGCCGTTATTGTCATAAACCTTAATGCCGTCATTCGTAATATCTACACCAGCACCGCTCCCCGCTCGTCTAACATCTAGCTTACCGCCAAACGACGTATTGCCGCCAAAGAAAGCCGAGCCGTCTTGGTTAATGGCCCAGCCAGTTTTCGTTGTCTGGTTATAGTTACTTGAGTTAATAGTGCCGCCGACGGCCACTGCCATTACGTCCAAGCTGGCGATGTTCGCAGAGGTAATCGTTGCGTTTGCTATCTTAGCCCCTGTTATAGAAGCGTCTTTAATAGTGGCGTTGTTGATATACGTGTTATTACCGGATACAATGAATGGCGTAACTGGCGCCCCGTTAGCGGACGACAGAACAGCAAACATGTCGGCCATAACATAAAAACCCGACACTTTTCCGTCTGAACCGAAGGAAAAGCCAGCGTTTCTTCCGCCAGTTCCGGCTACAGAAGTGATAGAATCCTTTAGTTCTCCCCCTATAGCCACTTGGTTTCTTAGGTCCTGGGCCAGGAGAGAGTCATCTACTTTGCCCTGTAGCGTCTCAATCAAATAAGCAGGGTCGGCTTCCGAAACTACTGCAACCTCACTCGACCAGTCCCCAGCAACGCCACGTTCACTCACAAAACGAATCTTATAGTAGTAGGTAGTACCGTAGTCTACAGGCAAGTCAGCGTATATAGAACCGGTGGGGGCGGCAATAATTGCCCCGTCCGCGTTGTCTGTGCGCCTGAATACTTGGGTAGCGCCTACGCCTCTTGCGGTTGGTAGCTGCCAGAAAAGGAAGTTTGCGCCTATCCCTGTTTTGAATGTTGGCGGAGCTGGCGTAGGCATAGCATCAAGGTATGGAATGTTCGTCCAGCCTCCGGAGAAAGTGCTATCGTTTAGGCCGTCAATACTGCCATTCTGTCCTACTTTTAGCAGTCCAACATTTACCAAATCGCGCTTAGTAAGTGCAGCATCTAGGGCATCACCGCGCTGTCCGTCGAGCGTAGCTATACGCTCAACAGCGGCCTGTAGCCGCGCCAAAAGCTGGGGGTTAATGTTTGCGTCGTTAGGCAGAATCGGAAGCGCAGCGACATTACGATTCGTGCTAGCGCCGGAGGTGGCCGGTGCCCACATCATACAAATTCACTCCTATCGTTGGTTAACACGACACGGTAAATCTGGCCGTGGAAGTTAGACAGGCGAAATTTGGCAAACGCCTCTCGGCCCGACGCCAATCTAAACGGTTTTCTATCGTTGACTGTGTATGCCTGGTAGGTAAATGCTGTTCCTGTTTCTGATGTGCCGAACTCAAGCGTTACTGGGTAGGTATCGGCGTCAATCTGCCCCCAAGACGGAGCAATGCCAGCATTGCTTGCCAGTGCTCTCGACTCCCACACACTTCCGGTCGTAAAGTCGATACCGATTGTGTTAAGCGTTAACGTTGTATCATGCTTAATGGCGTAGGTTAGGTCATCCGTAGGGTCATAAAAACCGCGATAGAACTGTGTTAGGTTCAGCTTGTCAGTGCGGGTAAACACGCCTGTATTGGTGTCTAGCACATACACTGGTGTATTATTTGACTGGAACACGTAGTAATGCTTAACCCGCATTGCCTTAATACTTGATGGGTTAACTGATCGCCACGCATGGCGCGAGAACGCCGCCTGACTGATTAGCTCAACACCCTGTAAGCCCATTTTAATTAGGCCGACCGTTGATGCGTAGACTGCATACTCACCCATATCAATAATCGAATCGCGGCTAACACAACCGGCGTCCATTTCCAGTTGTTGTAACTGTAGCGTAGACGGCGAAGCCCCTAAAGCGGCATACTGCCGGCCGTTGGTAACAACGATTGCCCCACCTGATACAGGAACGATACCTAGAATATCGTACTGCACTGGGTAGCTATAGCCTGATGGCCAAGCGTGTGGCAAATAGGGTTCGCTACATACTAAGTTACGCCCAGAATAAGCCGCCATAAAACCGCCAGACATAGCGACCAAGCCTTTAATATCTGTCGGCGGAGGCAACCAATCAAGTGATGGGCATACTTCGCCGAGCGCTGGGTACTTAGCTGCGTCGCCTACCAGTGTTACGCTAGACGTTGCTTTGTCTACCTCTTGCATGAACTGCCATTGACCGTTGTTAGCCATGTAGATATTCCACTTGGCGATGTCAACGCCTAAAGCCTCAGCAGGGCGGTCAATAACAACCGTAGTGTTGGAGTATAGTATAGCCTGTTGTGACGCGCTAGATAGCGCGCCCTCTTCGCCCCACTCGTTAGTTAGCGTAATTGCATAGTAGGTGGCTACTGGCACCTCTCCGACAGGGGGGTCAATCGTGGTGTTAGTAATAGTAATAGTAATACTTGGCGTTGACGGCAGCGGTACGCCTAATTTACGCACGACAGAGTTAGCGCCGAGCAAGCGGCCGTCGGTGCCTTTTGAATAGACAACATATGCCGTCTGTCCGTCGGTAGGAGTGTCGTATGTGTAGTATATGCGCCCCTTTGCGTCATTAGCCAACGGAGATCGTGCAACGAAGCCGGCGGGTAGTGTGTAGGCCTGGCCGTCAATGCGAACAACTGACTGGTCCGCTTCGGTAATAGTCGATACTTGTGTAACAATGAATGACTTAGGAAACAGGCCTTCGTCTAGCAATAAGTTAGACGCGAAGTCAGCCGCGTTTATGGGTTTGCCTAAATCACCTTGTCCTGGCATCTCCCCTAGGAAACTGGATATAATCATCGTCTATTCTACCGTTGTTTATCTAATTCTTTGGCAACGCCTATTGCCCACTCGTGGCAGGTGTTGGCGTATCTTGCCGCGTCGTCAGCTTCTCTCGCCAGGTTGACAAGAAGGCTGATACTCTCGTCTGAAAATTCGCTCCTGGCGGTTGTGCTTGCACACTTGCAGGTAGCACTGGCGCTGGGCACGGTGCCGTAACTGACACTGGCTGATTGCTGCAACCGCTTAATGTCAGTAGCAAGCTTGATATTTTTATCATGCGCATCATTAATTGCTTTTGCTTGGTTAGCATTATTCGCCTCCACCTGTACGTTTAGCTGATTAAGCTCGTGCTCTTTGTCCATAGTAATCTTTGCTTGGTTGGCGTAAGCTTCATTCCAAGTAGCGTGCAACGAATTAATCTCGGCATTGAGCCTTAACCCGTTTATATACCAACCGGTGAAAAAACCGATAACCGCTGCTGCTACTGTAGGGTAAAACCACATCAATATAGCCCTTCATATTTCTTGGCACGTTCATAGACCAGTTTAATGTAGCCACGGTTAATATCATAAGGACTTTGGCCGTACCCCTTAAACGCCTTATGGCTTTTAACACTACTTAATTCAACATTGCCGTACCACACATTTGGGTTACAGTTAGGCATAATGCTACACTTTAATCGCTCTTTACGCAAGCCGCCTATTCCACCATTGTAAGCCGATAGTGTCATTCTGTAATTATCATCTGGCGTTGCCGCGCCCCTAATCTCGCTACTCAAGTCGTGCATGTAAACGACTAAACCCCGTAGCTGATAACGGGGAGTATATGGGTTAGTGAAAGACCAATCGCCAAACACAGTCGGATGTTTTGCTTTAAGCTCCTCAATAGCATCGAAGGTAGCTGTCTTAGTGAACTGTGCTAAACCAGCGCCGAACTCCCTGTCTGTCTTTAGCGTTGCATTAACCTTCCATCCGCTTTCCTGCTCTACTTGGCCCGCAAGTAGCGTAGGTTTGGGATGATCGCACCAATATGCTACCTGTTCCTCTTTAAGAACAGGTAGAAGAGGCATTGCTAAATCAATGACCGACATGAATCAGCGCCGCTAGGACAAGTGCAAACGCACTGATCATGATCGACATGCCCAAGAAAACCAAACCCTTGTCCGCACCATCGTCAATTAGTTTTCCCATATCAACATAAGGCATTAAGATTTTCCTAATGATGTGGGTAAATCCGGCAATCAGGAGAACGATGGATAAAACACTTACATACTCGATCAGTAAATCTAGGTTAATTAACCCCAATACTACTGCTGGTACTACAAGCAACCATAAATAACGTGCATCAAATTTCATAATTTTACCATCCATAAACAAGTTTCAACTGGGGGACTGACTCATCGAGTCCTTTAACATACCCCTTATTAAGGTATAGCTGTTGTTCAATACCGGCACTAAAGGATTTATTAAAGCTGTACATAATAGAAGGCTGCGCTAACCACTGCGCTTGCCCTTGGTTAGGGGCAGACACATCAACAAAACCATCAAATGCAAAATTGTTACCGAGATCAACACGGGCAAAACCAAA